TGGCCCTGAAGCGCTGACCGTTGGTGAGATCAAGCCCGACCCACCGACCCGTTGCAGGGATAATACTGTTTCCCCATCCGTAGACTCGACCATCCCAGGGTGCGTACACAGGGGTTCCGATGGGGCAATAGAAGTCCGTCCCCGGCTCCGTAGAACGGGGCACACGGTGCTGGTGAGCTTCCCAGGAACTCATCCTTCGAGGTCCCACGGGAAGAAGCAGGTCGCCCATTACGCCGACTCGTACTTGAAGGTGATGTAATACGAGCTACCTGCAAGATGGGACCCCGACGTGGGGAATGTACCGCTGAGGTTCGTCCCGGCAGTGAGCGCCGAGCCTCCCGGATCAGGAATATTGAGGTTCACATTCGACCCTCCCGTATACCGAGCTGTCACGATATAGTCGGTAGTAACCGGTCCCGTGAGAATGACCCGGACCGTTCCATCCCCGAGGTTTCGAACGGTAGAGCTATCCAGGGGCGTCGTAGGTAGGGACACCGTAACAGACCCAGTAAGAACCCCGCCACCCGTCTTAGTAATGGTTGCGAATCCCTCGATAAAGCTATTGCGACGCTCGTACTTTCCTACAGTGGTGATCTGACCGGCAGTGATCCCGGAAACAGTCGGGGTGTAGGACGACAGGGGCCGGTACTCGACTGACCAAGAGGACCCACTGTAGCGCCACGTAACGCCCGTATCCGTGGAGTACCACGTCATTCCCGCAATAAGCCCGGGGGATCCGTCAGCCGGTCGCGCGGAGTCCAGCCCCACAAGATCGACCCGGTTGGCGGTGATTGCGTCCTGAATCGTATCCGCCATCGCAGCAAGATCGGTTGTCAGTGCGTAGTCGTCTCCCGCATCTGGAGTCCAAATATTGTCGGGGGAAGTGGTTGCCACTGTATCTCCTCTAAGTCTAATTCTATTCTATCAGGAACGGGTCACGGAAAGAGTCTGATCTCTCCAAATCGTAAGCCCGGTGGTGTTGCCATCAATCCCCCGCCGCAATCGGACGGTATACGCCGTATTTGGACTGAGACCCGCGGTCACCACTCGACTAACACCCGCCGATCCGTCCGTGACATAGGTGGAGTATGGTCCGGGGTAGGTAGGACCCAGTACGCCGACGATTTCAATACCCAGCAAGGCCGTCAGTGCTCCACCTGTGAGGTTAGCGGATGCCTGAATGAGCAACTTACCCGCGGGTCCAGTTGTCACGTTGACAGAGCAATCAAATGTTGCACTGAAAGGCTCCCACGTTATTCCGCTGTGCGACCCAGTGAAGTTGTCGACGGTCGAATTAGAATCCGAAACAATCTGGGTGCTGAGGAAGTTGGTCGTTGCCGTGATATCGGCTTGTGCCGCAATGATCTGCGCTTGAATCGCTTCGATGGCCGCCTGAGCTTGCTCCAATTGCGTGATCTGGTTGGCGATAACGGAAAGGGAGGACGCCGTATTGCGGTTGAGGCTCTGAACCTCTTGTCCGACGATCTGAATAGAGGTATCGAGGTTAAGGACACGGCCCTCTACGTCTCGGCCCCACTGTTCCGCCAAGTCGGGAAGATTCCTTCGGGGAAATACATCGGGCATTAGGGTCTCCACATTCCGGCAAGTTCCGCCTCGTGATAGGTAAAGGGGTCAAGAATAGTTTGGACATCTCCGTAGGTCAGATTATCATAGAGGCCTTGAATGTCTCCCAGGGTGAGATCATCGTCGGCGCTTCCGATAGAGATACCACCGGGGGCTAGAGACGCATCACGAATACGGTACCACCTACGGCTCTTACGGTCGTAGATTCGTGCGCCTTGCGCGTTTCCGAAGACCTGATCTCTCTCGTCGTTGCGGAAGACTTGGAACCAGTGCTGTCGAATATCCTCGTAGCTCGTCAACCCCAGCCCGTCGTAGTACGTCTCGACGTTGGCATAGGTTGGTGTCCCTAGAATTTCGTCTTCGATAGCGTCCTGTACTTCTCCGTAAGTGGGGTACGTCGCCGCGCCTGAATCCCCTCGCCTGTTGATCGCAATGACATTTCCAGAGAGGGTCATTCCGACTCCCGCATACTTTTTCGCGGCTCGTGTGCCCGCCCGGTAGAGGTCATTGACTGTAGAGATGAAGGGGTTGTCGATTGTCACGCCCACATCTGTTGCAGTCTTCGACGCGGGAACACCCGTCCGGATGCGCTTTTTTACTTTGGTATAGGCGACCCCGGAACCGACGATGCGGAACGTGGAATAGCGGTTTCCCGTCGTATCGGCCCCCAGCGCGACAGAGAAGTTCTGAGCCGCAGCCCCGGCTGTCGTGGGCACGCCTGTAGCCCCCGTAAGCTTGACAATAAGGTGCGTTGTGTCCTCGCTAATAGATACCGAGAGGGAGCCGCCCTGTGCCGTCCAGAGAGCGGGGCTAACGGCGAGACCGTCATCCGCCACAATGGTGTACACCGAGGAGGAGTTGTAGCCCTGCGCCACAAAGGTCTGCATGACAGGTTCCTGGATGCTTGAAACAGACGCAGAAAGCTCCAAGGTGTATTCGGTGGTTTCCCCCGCGTTCACGGTCATTACCTGAACCTCGGGAGTCCATCCCCCAATAGGGTACACGAGTTCGTTGGTGATTTGACGATTATTGTATTGATAAACCTCGACCGCCTGGGCCAATGTCGCAGACCCCGTGCTAATCGTTCGTGAGGTATCCCGGTTTTCGGTGGCAATTCTCGCCCGGATGGGACGAAGAAGAACAACGCCGGAAACGAGTGAGATATCACAGTCCTGAGCCGCCGCCATCATTTTCAGGTAGTACCACAGTTCACCCGACCACCCGGGGAACACCACACCCCGGGAGGCGATACTCTCGTCAACAAAAAGATCCGTGGTGATCCCGGCGAGACTCAGGTAATACTCGAATGCGTCCTGGAGAGTCCCCACGAAAGGCTGAGCCTGAATACCGTAGACATTAAGAGAACCCAGTCGCGAAACTCCCGAAAGTTGGATGGTCCCCCCGTCTCGACTCTCCACCGCATCCGTGATAGTCCCGAGAGTGAACCCCTTGCGGGAATCGAAGATTCGAACGGATTTGTCGATCAGGATTTGTGGTCCGACCTGGCGAATCACTTTCCAGGGTGAGTTCGGTATACCAAAGAAAGTGGTGCCGCCGTAGGGCCCCTCGCCGTAGGGTCCCTCGCCGTACCCATAACCTCCGATGACCGTACCCAAAAGAACGTACTGGTCAGGAATGGGGAGGGTGATCGAAAAGGTCCCTACTTGACCCGAGGAGTCTCCAGCGGCTAGAGGAGTTGAGGCTTCCGTGACGGAATACTCGCTAATCTCAACCCTCAGACCTTCGATATCTACGCGAAATCCCATTGACGCCTCCTAATCTATTCTATCTTAAACTAGATTGCGAATACGACGACGTTCATTGCCACGGTATCAAAACGGAAAAGATAGCGGGTCGGGGCCACAAGTCCAGAGAATACAACAGGTCCGGCACCACCATTAATTGTGTACCCGGACGGTGCGTTGAATGTAATGGTCCCCGAGGGTGCGCCCCCCGTTGTTGATGCAATGAGGAATTGTACGGTATCGTATCCGAAGAGGCGGTGTATATCTAGGTCAAGGGTCACATTGATCGTAAAGGTATTGCCGTAAAGCGGTACCTGCATGTCCTGTCTGTTCAGAGCAATCGTCTGGGTCGCACCATATCCGCCATTACGTGGAGTCTTCTCAAAGTTGTAGAACCGCCCGCGAACTGCGAACATCGTCCCGCCAAATCCCTGAGACGCGGGAGCATCCGTGAAGGTGCCCGAGACTCGTGGAGCGCTTACTACGTATGTCTTAGCGAGATTCAGGGCGTAGTCAGAGTCGATGTAGTTGTACACGTTTGAGCTATTGGGGCGGGCGACATAGATGAAGTCCTCCATGTTGTTTTCGTAATACAACCCCGAAAGGCTGGACCCGAGAATGGCTGAACTAGGAGAAGCTCCGAGTACAACGGCGGCACCCGTGAACTGAGAGATGATCCTCTTTCCCACGGGGCCGTAGAGAGAGGCAACTACCAAAGCGCTACCGCATCGCACAGCATCAATCATCGTGAAGGACTGAACGTTAGAGTCAGAACCCTTTGTATAAAGAGCGCCACCCCACTGATAGTCAGCAAGTGTCGGAGTCGTTGCAGGGTCAACCCACGGGAAAATTGTCAATCTGCTGTTGGCAACATCAATTGACTGAATGTAGTGAAGTCGGGTCTTCCCCAAGTTGTCCGTTATCCGAATCATGTAGGGGGCTGATCCAACGGCTCCGTGGAATCCATCGATGATGTACTGCGGCGGGAGGGTGGCGACGTCGATAGTTGTGCTCTGAGCGTTCGAGCCGGACGATCCGTTGTTCACAGGATTGGACCAGGTGGTCGTCAGACCATACCTCGTGCTTCCATTCGCCGTTCGGTGACCCGAGCCACAGTCCTGAGCGCGGATGTTTCCGAAGTCATTAGCGGTGGTGTTTGCCGGGGCGTCGGCAGTGGCGATCAAGGAGAAAGACCAGTTCCCACCCTCGATCTTGCCGAACTGGTTCCGTGCCGTTCCATTTGTAAGGTACAGACCTGTGTGCCACGTCTTTGACGCATAGTTGGTCGTCCCAGAAGAGGGGCCATACAGGCGCATATGCTGCCAATATCCGTTAGCCCAACCCCCGATGGTGAGGCCGATGACCCCTGACGTTCCGGAGAAAGTGAGGTCCATCTTCCCAACGAAGCTCTTGGTGAGGGCGGCCCCCATCGTGAGCGGGAGTGAAGATCGGAAGATACCCCCGACGTAGCCTACCCCCACGTCGTTTGCTGTCACGTAGTTGAAGAAGGCTTGGAGCGCGGCACCGTCATCCGCCACACCGTCACCCACAGCACCGAACGAATAAGGGGATAGACCCAATCCGTAGTTCTGCTTAGTCCGGTTGACGATAGTGGAAGAGAGTGATGCGTCAGAGAGACGACCCTCTAGTTCCGCTTCAACCGCATTATCCCAGTCCGTTCGAGGGACGTACCAGGGGCTTTGTCCCGCGGTGGGAAGATTAGGGAGAGCCATAATTTATCCTTATCCGTAGACCCAACTACCGACCTCCACAAAGGAAGCCGCAAATCCGACACGTCCACCCTGAACAGGGCTATTTGTTACGTAGGAAGGGGTTCCTGAGAATCGGCACCCGCTGTGCCCCTGACCGCCAATCCACGGACCCGAAACCAGCTTTGCCTCCTTGGCGGGGTTAGCGAGGTCTACAGTTTCAATCAAACGACCACACATCGCAGCGATAGTCAAACTGGAGTCGGTACCGTCTTCCCGGGCCACCCACAGGCGCACACCCTTTATATCACCCTCAAATTGGTCAGTAACCACGTCGAGGTCCGAATTATCTTTCTCCGTAAGCTTGACATTATCACCCAACGTCCCGTTGTTATTCAGTGGGGTTGCGTAGATACCCGCAGTCCCGGTGGCGGAATAAAATGCTCCGAGAATAAGGGTATGCCCCGGGGGGATGGGAATAAATACCGAGGAGTCGGGCGTGGGTGTAATCTGAGCGGGGGTGTTAGAGAGGTCGTAAAGAACGGAGGAAACAGGAAGGCCCAGATTCTCTCCTCCGCTAGTAGGAACCTCGATTGGGTCCAGTCCGTAAACCAAGGAGGGGGCTTCATTATCCAGGGACATCGAAGGATCGGCCCAGTGCGCAGGAAGCACGTTTGTCCTATAGATTCCCGGTTCCAGGAAATATAGCAAGCCTCGTCCGTAGGTTCCGTCCCGGTAGGACTTCATCATCTGCGCGGTCTCGGGAGAGGAGGATTGAGGCCACTCGTAGGTGTAGCGCTTATGAGAGCCGAAAGAGTGGAACCCATACCCCCCACCGTTCAGGAGTGTTCCATCAACACCCCATGCGGACGGGGAGGAATCTGCTCCCTGGAGAGGGGTAGCAAACATCTGCATTCGGTCCTCTGTACCGAAAAAGAAGCAACGCCGAGTATCCAAGGCCATTAGTTTCCCCCTACCGAGGTGCTATGAGCGTACTGCCGAGCGGAGTTATCTGCTACACGCTGACCGTCAAGGTAGACCTTCATGTACTCCGCAAACAACTGCGCCTGCTGTTGCATCGCCATGGGGCCGTAGGATGCGATTTGACCGATACCGACTCCGGACCCTCCACCGCGAACGAATCCACCACCTGCGTAGCCCGGACCAGAAGCCCCACGCTGAAGACGACCCATCGCATCGGCATAGGGGAGTCCTGTGCGCTGGTTGACATCCTTCTTCGGAACGACGTACTCTCCACGGTGGACAATACCCGCCGGTTCATACTTACCGCCCGCGCCCGTGTATCCACCGGAGGCGTAGTTTCCTACCTTCAGCCGTGCCACAAGGTCCGCAATACGGTTATAGGCCGTGACCGCCTCCGAACCACTGACCTGACCGGCGGCGATCAACTGCTTCAGCCGAGCGATCAGTGCCGCCACATTCGCCTCGACACCGGCCCGTCGAACTTCCTTGCCGTTTGTGGGGTTGGTGATAGACCCGAGAGAAACCCCGCGGCCTGCGTTCGCACGGGCCTTATTCAGAGCCGCCTCGTATTCCGAAAGCGCCTGGATTGCGGGGTTGGCGTTGACCGAGAGGGTAATGTTCCTAGGCACCCGAGCGATGATAAGACGCATGTCATCGAATGCCTTGGCGTACTTCTCAACCTCGGTTCGGCTATACCCCAACTGAGTTGCCTGCTGAATAAACTGTGCGCGAAGCTCTGCCGTCTTTCGTGCAAGATCAGCCTGGCTCAGACCCGAGGACGCAAGAGCCACAAGATGGGCCTGGTACTGCTTGACCAACTCCTCCATCTGGGTCCGGTTGGCGATAGCCGCTTTAGAGTTCCCGACCAGGGTCTTCGAGTTCTTCGACTGTTCGTCACTGAGGTTCGCCGTCTTGTCGGCCAGGTCTGCCTGAAGCTGGGCGATATTAGCCTGAATCGCCTCTGCCCGGGCGGTGTCACCGTATTCGATTGCGACGCCGAGGAAGATTTTCTGAATGTTGAGGTCAGACTGGAGGCCCTGAATCTCCGCCTTCAGTCGGGCGATGTTACGTGCGGCCTCTGCGGAGGCTTCCCGCATCGTAATAAAGGTAGACGTGATAGCGTCAAGGGTGGAACCCCCCGAGAAGCGAAGATCGAAGGCGCGAGAGAAGACGCTTTGGAGGTCATTTCCGTAGTCTACGAGAGTACGAATTTCACGGGCGGCTCCCCCGGCGTTATCTCCCAGCCCGCCCATTGCATCGCCCCATCCAGCCGTGGCGGCGGCGGCACTGTCAGCGGAGGGGGTGAAGTCCTCAATATCCCCGAGCATGGAGGGCAGGGTGTTCGCCCACTCGCGAGCAGATTCCAACTGAGCGTTGAGGCCGTCCCCGAATGCGGCAGTTCCCTCTGCGAAGCCCTGACCAAATGCGCCGAAGATGTCGAACACCGGCTTAAAGGTGCTGACGAATCCCTGTACAAATCCGCCCACAAGCTGCACGATGGCCTGGAAAACAGGAGCGAGACGGTTATAAATTGTGATCGCGGAGTTTACAATATTCTGCGCCCAAGCCTGGATTACGGAGATCGTGGAGGCAATATAGCCCGAAACAATCTCGAAGGCCCGACCGATCCTATCCATGCCCAGTGCGATAGTTTGCCCCGCGCTATTTGTCGACCCCGCAAGGAAGTTGATAACGTTAACGATGCCGTAGAACAGTCCCTGGAGGTTACCCAGAGTGAAAGCGGTTGCTCCGAACGTGTCTAGGAGCCACTGCACCGCATTAATAGCGTTTAGGGCCGTACCTCGGAGGTCAGTAAGGGCGCTTCCAATAAGCAGAAGGACGGCACCTACGCCGCTAGCCGCGAGGAGACGAGTCAACGCAAGCTGCAAGGTAGAGACTCCGCCTGCTGCCGCAATAGAGCTACCCGTCACGAGGGTGAATGCGCTGGAGAGTCCACGGAGACCTGCGAGGATTCCCGCTCCCCCAAGAGCGTTAGAGATAAGAGAGAACGCCTGAAGAGATGCACTCGCAAGGGCGATCCCACCACGCAGAGCCGCATAAGCCGCAACAGCCGTGCCAATGATTCCGACCATCCGGAACAGGGCCTGACCAAACTCGGAACTTGCGAATGCCGTTAGGCCAATAAGGGTGTCCTTGAGGATGTCGAGGAACGTCCCCAGGGCAGGAGCAATGGAACTGCCGATGGCGGCGGCGGCGTTGGTTGCCGCGTTGATGAATGTCTTCCACTTAGTGGCAAGGTCGTCAAGCACGAATGCCATCTGACGCTGAAGCTCAGTGTTCTCTCGGAAGCCCTGTTCACCCGTGGCGATGGACTGCGAAACCAGGTCGAAGTTGTTCGCCATTGCCCGGATAGTGGGGTTCGTGCGAAGGCCCGCGAGACCAAGGTTTTCAAGCGCCGTGGTGATAGCAACCGTGTCCTGAGTCGAGACACTGCCGACAAAGCGCTGGAGGATGCTTTCACCCTGGCCGCTACGAACCATAGACTCAAGCTCGCTAGACGTGACCCCCACGATGGACGCGAAGTCCTCTAGCTTCTGTCCACCCTCGGCGGTTGCCATGTTGAGGGTTTCGAAGAACTGGAGGATAGTAGAACGGGCACGCTCTGGAGGTACACCCAGGGAAGCCAGGGCACCTGAGAGGCCGATGACCTGATCTGCGGTAAACCCGGCACCTGCCGCAGTCGCTGCAAGCTCCCTGGCCGTGGAGATGATCTGAGCGTCTGTAGCGGCGGTTGTACGGCCCACGAGGGCAATAGCTGATCCCAGCCGGTCATAGTCATCCGGCAGGACGCCCAAGAGGTTTCCCAGCTTACCAAAGGCGATTGCCGATTCCTCAGCGGAGATGCCGGTCACAGCGGAGAACTGTGCAACCGTGGTGGTAAACGCCTCTAGCTGATCTGCGCCGATACCCAACTGGTTACCGAGAGTGGCGATCCCCGCAAGCTCGTTAAACGTCAGGGGAATCTGCGTGCTAAGCTCCACCAAAGCCTGGCGAATATTACCGAGTGCTCCGTCTGCGGTACGCTCCACGTTAGTGAATGCCGACTCCTGAGAAGCGAAGGCTGTAACGACCCCCACCCCCGCGGCAGTGATTCCCGCCGAGAGGGACAGCATGGAGGTAGCAAGATCGTAGTTAGCGTACCGGAGCGAGATGATACTCGTCTCCATCTGCTTGACATCGGCAGAGGCTGTCTTGGCGGCTCGGCCTTGCTGGATTGTCGCCCGGGTGGCAGATTCGGCGGCTTTCTCCGAGACCTTACCGGTACGCGCCATTTCATCAACGGCGGTACTGAAGCCCTCAATATCACCCTTGGCCTGGCGTGCTCCAACGGTTGCAAGACGGACGACGATATCCCAATTGAATTTGTCGCCTGCCACTTATGCGCCCCGATCTGAAGTAAAGTCTCTATTACCTATTCTATCAGCCCTGTTCCTTCGCAATAGACTTTTCGACCCACTCACGGAATGTGTTGAATACCTCATTACCGCTCTCGTCATGTTCGCGAGAATGAACGTCCGGGACAAAATACTCCCCGGGGATGGGCTTGTAGGGTTTCTTGTCTGTTCCCTTAGTCCGCTCATCAATGGATCGCTGGAATTTGTCCGTCTTCCGGATCGCGTCAACAACTACACGCTCGTCATCAATCTCCCACACCAAAAGCCCGTGCTTATCAGAGTAGTCCTCAATGGTCTGGAAAGCATTCAGAATCGACCAGTCCCAAGAGGTGTACTCCTCCCGGTCGCCCAAAGGCTCAAAGGTCAAGGGGTCACGATGACCGAACCAATCGTCGCCCATAATCGCCGCGGTCGGACGCTTTTGCATCTTCACCGCAATGCGGATCGAGGGCATGTAAAGCTTACTTATGCCTCGGGTGAGGCACTGGACAAAAAATCGTGTTCCTGCGCAAGCGACTCGAAGCCACTCTTTGCGCCCGAAGAAAGCTCCTGAATTGCCTTCTCGACCTTATCGATTTCCGAGTCCGGGGAGTTACCACGGAGAACCTTGATAGCTGCCTCGTCCGGTGCCGCGACGATAGCGCCGTTAGGGGCCACGATCTTCTCAATGTGAAGTGCCCAGAACTTATTGATGTAAAGCTCATCTGCCTCTGCGTTAGGCGTCTCCCGACCCAGGAAGTCTCGTTCGACAGGGTACTTAGCTCGCACACTCTTCAGAACGGCGTCCCGATTATCGCGGCTCTGCCCCCGGAGATGAATCTCGTAGCGGTTGGACTCCGCCTTCTTAATAAGCTCGTCCCGGCGCTTTTCAATTGCGCGTGCGGCATCCTCGTCCTTATCCCGAACAGCGTCCAGGGCTTCACCCGCGAGCTTATGGAATTCGTAAGCGATTGCCTGGTCCGTGTAGAACGGCACTACCTCTGCGGGATAAGAAACCCCGGCAAACATATCTGCGATGTCAAAAGTGCTGGCGTTCAGTGCGTCAGTCATTAGTCCTCCTCTAAAGTAAAAAGCCCCAGGGAATATCCCCCGAGGCTCCCTACTATTAATTCTACCTTATGCAGTAACGACCACGTTCACAGTTGCGGTGTCGCCAGTCTCCTGGTCCTCAATGGTAATGGTGGCCGTTGCAGCCGCCGCACCCAGGACCTCGTAGAATCCCCCGGGGTAAACCTGAATAACAGCCGCGTTACTCGTGGTAAACGAAAGGCGGTTAGTCGTGTCACGACCCTGCTGGGAAGCGCGAATACGTCCGACGCCACCAGTGGCCCAAGGAGTCGTTGCAGGCGGAATAGCGGTGATTGCGTGGTCACCAATAACCGTGAAGTGACTGAAGTCGCTCTTGTTCCAGAAGGTCACCGTGCGGCGCTTGGACTCGCCCGGCGTGAACGGGTTAGCCTCGGCAACGCCCTGAACCCGGTAGACGGAGACGAACTGGCCGTCAGCCGCCGCAACCGTCGTCTCCAGGTCTCCGTCAACCCGAACCGCGATGTCCTGACGCTCACCCGGGATATCGGTGAGGTCGTAGATGACACTGTGCAGGTTGGAGTTGTCATCGTAGGACTCGGGGTAGTAGAACGACATGTCGCCGCCGTAGTTCTCCTGGCCGAACTCCTCGTAAGAGGCCGAGTCAGCGAGAGACGGCTCATTCAGAACCTCAGAAGCCTGGGTGCCGAAGCCGTAGTCATTCCATGAGATCGACTGAGACGCCGGAATAACACCCGAAGTTCCACCCGTGTTGTTGATCTCAGCCGCAAGAGGCTCTGCAACGTCAGTGATACCGAGAGTCGTACCCCCGGAAGGGCCGATCCACACCGTCTGGCGCTTATCGGCTGGGAGCTTTGTGTAGTCCAAGGTAGCTATGATGTCCTCCAGTGTTTGAGGGTTGTAAGTTCGTCTTATTCCATGATACCATTAAGATTGAACATGTTGAAAGGAGCAAGATGCCGAACCTGAAGTGGGTTAATGAGGACGGAACGCGAATGGCCTGTCAGTACGAACAATGCGAAGAGCCTGTGAGGTGTCATGGACTGTGCTCCCGGCACTATCAGCACTTCTATTACGAGTCTTCCAAGAATAGTTGGTTCTGATGGTTTACGAGAAATGGAACAACCCAGACGGGAGTCGTAAGGAGTGCCTTCGAGAGGGCTGCGATAGGCCGATCCATAGCGCAGGGGTTTGCGGTGCTCACTATCATCGCGAACGTAAGCTACGGCTTTACGGGGAGTCAACCGTGTTTTCGGAATGCCCGATCCCAGGTTGCGAAAAGCGGAAACTGGCGACCAGTCAGATATGTGGTGATTGCCGCCGGATCGGGTGGAGGTATGGTATCGAACCCGACAGGTTGATGGAGATGATGAAGCCCGAAAATCGAGTATGCGCTAACACGGGATGCAGGTCTCGGGAGCGTCTTCACATCGACCATGATCATGCGTGCTGCCCCGCGGGAAGTTTCCCTCAAAAATCTAAGTGGGCCTGTGGGAACTGTGTTCGCGGTTGGCTTTGTCACTCTTGCAATGTTACATTGGGTCAAATGCAAGAAAGCCCCGAACGAATCCGGGGCCTCTTGACGTACCTGGGTTTTAACTAAGCGGTAAGCGCAAAGTTCCAATTCAAACTTGACCTCTTGGCGAATGTCTGCGTCATCTTCAGCATTTCACCCGTGCCACCCTCAACAATACCGTGGTCAGTTGCGACCTCAGCCATCTTAAGTCGGTGGCCCACTGCGAACGGGGCATCCACATCCTCTCCGACAGAGAGAATCGCGAAGTATTCAATGCCTCTCCAGGTGAGGAGGCTCTGTGCGAGGGTGGAGGTGTTGAAGCCGTCAGCCGCCAGGGTGGAGTCAGCATCCAGCCAACGCTCCTTGGCAAGCTGGAGACCGTAAACGACCGTGGCCGCGTACTCAGTCGGCTCCTGGTTACCCGAGGACTGGCAGAACGTCAGCGAGTCATCCGAATCCGGCTCGTCAAGATCGAACTGGGTCGTGTCCGTGTCAAGAGCACAGGACAGGTTCCAGATCAGGCCGTTCGGGTCGTTGGTGGGGTTCGCGTTCATCTCCGCGACTGTAGGGTTTTCCCAATCTTCGAACGCGAGCTTAGAGGCCAGGTAGAACCGGTAGACCTCATCGCGGGCTAGTCTCTTCAAGGCCATTATTAGTCCTCTTCCTCGTCAATGTTCTCATATTCGAGGAGGCCATCAGACTCAACCTCGTCCTGGTCGGTTTCTGGAACGTAGGACGGCTCCACACCGCAGTCAACGCAACCGCTTCGAGTGTCCTCTACTTCAAGCAGAAGGAGACCCCCTGGGTTGAAGACTTCACTCTCGAAAAGGGAACGGCGAATTACACCGGTCTCTTCGGTCTCGGTGTTAAAAACCACTACGCGCTCAACGTTATTCATCCTTATACCATTCTATCAGTTATTCGAATTGCACCGGCAGGCCAAAAGACGACGCCGATACATAGGCTTCGGTTGCAGAATTAGAATTTGTCATCGGGAACATGCCACCTCCTGGCCGCTTTGCCATATTCCCCGACCAATCAAAACTAATGCCCAGAAGAACGTTCACCAACTTGTTCTGAAGCTGGCGTGCAATCTTCGGATCGGGGGCGATACACTGCACATAGATCGGCATATCGTAATCGTGTCCCCGGGGTCCGATCATGCTCTTCCCCTGCGAGTTCTGGAGGTCTCCAAACTGGATCGCGATGTACGGCTCGATCTGGCCTACATTATTCCTCAGGACGGTATAAATGTCAGGTATGCCCTGTTCGACTATAGGCTGGACAAACTCAGATTCCAGCAACTCCAGGATGTCTTCCTGCGTCTGCTCGATGGTAGACATTACGCACCCTTCATGTTATCTGAGATGTCTTTAATCAGTTCATCCAAGACGATCTCGGCGGCATCCGTAAGCGCATACATAGGGGCGATGTACTTAGTACCCGGCTCTTGGTATTTGGCGTAAAAAGGCGTCTTGTCAGTCCATCCGAAACGTCCCACAGCTTCATCACGGCTTTCAAGTTTCGTCTCGCTGTCTACGGACTCCAGCATCTTCCCCGTATCGACACGGCCCTGCTTGCCCGACTTCTCTGTACCGCGGGTTGCAATAAAGGTCCGAGTGATTTCTTCCCCGTCTTTCATCGCGTTACGTAGGGAGGCGAAATTGCGGCGGTTGATCTCATTCACCTTGGCTTCGAACCATCCGCCTGCGGCCTGCTCAAAACTTACCATTAGGCCACCTTAACGTCGATGTCAAGAGAGCACTCAAAGGTCCGGGCAGCGGGGGATGAACCCTGCATGTCGCTCGTCACGGTGAAGATGTATGAGGAAAGCACGAGGTTGGGTGCAGATTCCACGAACACCTTGCAACCCTTCTTCACCCGACCTACGGCGTGCTGAGGAATCTGAACACGGATAGCAGAGATCGTGGTGGCATTAGCCTGGGATTCGCCGCCGGACTGCACGCCCCACCGTACTCCGATGATACGTGCTCTTCCGTCCTCATCGCCTACAGGGTAGATTACCGGGTCTCCTTCGAACGTCCACTCCCCCGTCTCAAGGTCATAGTCCGACTGCGTAAGAAGGGAAGAGTCTTCGATACGAATAATGGCGCGCTGATACTGGGGCTGAGTGGAGACCTTCGCGATTTCATCTGCCCAATTATCAACTGCAAAGCTATATGCCATTACCGCCAACGGCCCAACGTGTACTTGCGCCCGTAGATAGGGATAGCTCCCTCCGGGATGAACGGACCTGAACGGGTGCCCGTGGGGACAATCTCGAAAGCCTCTTCCCCGGAGATAACGTCTTCACTGTCCGCTTGATCGAACCAGAACTGTGCAATCGCTCGAAGGTCGGCGGCGCGCTTAGTCTGATCCACTTGCAAATCGTAGTCGCGCACCGAGAGCGACTCTTTTGCCGCCTGTGCGGCGAGGTAAATGTATGAATAACCAATGCCCCGGGCGACAGACCCTCCCTGTGCAATGTACGCTTCGATCTCTGCATCCGAAAAGAATTCGAATGAGCGGAAACCCGGCTCTACGGGATCGTACTCAATAGCGTTGAGGTCGCCTGTCAAGGCCCGGAACCGTCCGGCATCGGAAGCGAGGTCTACGGGCCATTCCCCCGGATTTCCGTCTGGGTACTCCATGCGATCTCCAATCAAGGTACTATTCTAGTCTACCAGTCGCCTTGTTCTCCAGGACCTATAACCCTTGTCATTTAGGGGCTTGTTCTTTGGCCCTATAGGTCGTGGAATGTTAGGCCAATTGAGTCCGTCTGAAATCTTCTGAATAGTAAACGACGATACTGGGTAGTCTTTGGAAATGTCTACAGGTCCCTCGCCACCCCATAGTCTTTCAAGGATGGTCGAAACGTCTGAGGCATTCAGTTTTGCGCGCGGGTGCTTCACCGCCATTTGCTGGGCCGTTCGTTCACGGAATCGCTCCTTGACATCGTCATCGAACCTGTAACCCCAGATTCCGTCACCCCCGCGGGTCATATTCAGATTACCAAACGTGTCAAGCTTTGCAATCCAAGAAATCTCGGCTACACGGAGGTCATCGAGAGATGTCCTAACGGTCTCCAGTAGCATCGACCGGATGTTCTCAGCCCCATGCTTTCGAATCCACCGATCCTTGGCTTTTTGGGATGACCCTCTCGCCTCATTCAAGTGTGCCCTGAGACGCTTCTCGATGCCCTCGACTGTGACCCCCACGTATCTCACCCTCTCGGGACGGTCTAGCGCGCAATCGTCGCAAACACAGTACAGTCCGTAAACTTCCCCTGAAATATCCATTACTTCAGTCTATCACGGATTATATAATCTTTAAGGAGTAGCACGATCCAAAGCTACATAAGCGGAACCACTCCACCGGTACGAATCGAGAGCCACGTAGGCCGATCCGTTCCACCGGTAGGTTGTGCTCGGTACGGCTACCCCAGGCTTTGGAAGCTCACTTGTACCCCCATCATCGAATCGAACATCATCGACATCAACAACAAGGGCTTGTGACGTAAAGGACGCGGCAACTCCGACGCGAAGACCGGCAGAACCGCTTGTGGTCCCTGCGTTAATGGTCCCAACCATCCCCGCATTCGTTCCCGTGAGTGCCGACCCATAGAGCGTGTCATCCGCTCCAGATCGAAGTCGAATCTCATAAGCTCCTGTGGTGCCATTGATAACACCCGTCACACGATACCACGTGGTGCCCGCGTCGTTGATCGTTACTCCGCCGACTTGACCGAGGTCCGTTGATCCTGCGAACAGGTGGATTGTAGGGGTACCCGTGGTCCACACGATACGGATAGAGTACAGCGCTCCGCCAGATGTTCGGAACTGCGCCAATTGAGAGTTGACAGTAACGGCTGTGATATCACTTCTCAGCCGGAAGGCAAGTGTCCAGGAATGAAGAGCCGCCGATGCCGCCGGGGACAAGCCCTGGAATGCTCCTGTAGCTCCCGATGCCGGGTAACTGAACCGAGCGTAGGAACTTCCCTGGTACGGGGTGTCTGTCTGATAGGTCGCGCTACCCCCCGCATCGACAACCGGGTTGTACGCCCCCGTGCCCGCGAGGCTTCCTGTGATAGCGGTTCCGGCGGTTTGTCCGTCGTAAAGCCATGGTCGCACAGTCATAATGGTCTCCTAGAATGTGGCGGTAGGGATTGGCATAAGAAGTCCTACCTTTTGCGTACCTGCGGTAATCCCCAGAAGAGTAGCCAAGTTGGACGGAAGGGGGGCTGTCATGGAGTTTGAGGGTGTCGTTGATCCCTGATAGTTCGCTCCAAGCTTCCCACCAGGGGGGCCCCCCACAGTAGACGGGCTTGATTCCAGAGTAGCGAGAGAGTTGTAAGAGTTGCGCGTCCCATCCGCCTTACCCAATTGGAACATCGATCCAGGAGGCGCGGGAGCGAACCAGTTACCCTGCACAAGCTCAAAGGCGTCCCACCCCAACTGGGCGGGTGTCCAGTTTACGGGGTCTTGATAGGCGATCACCTGAAGACCGCCCTGTCCGATCTTGTTGTTTATCAGGGAGTTGTTCAACGTCAACCATGGCGACTCGTCAATAGTTCCCTCTCCAGGCTTGGTTCCATCATTCCTGCGGTCGTCCTGCTGGAGATACATTCCCACGCTACTATAGGCGCTAATGTCGCAGTTCCAGACCTCAATCCATCCGGAGTCCAGAATCTTCACCGAGTTCTTGGTGTTCTTCACGCTACAGCTTACGAAATAGCCCTTGTACTGAGTTCCCGAGAACTTGCCTCCATCAGCACCTTCAGGGTGCAGACCCACCTCCATCTGATCCGCCAGTGCTGTAGCCCCGTCCACATGAACATTCCCCACAAAGTGACGGGGTACAAACGTGTCAAACCATACGCCCGCTGCATTAGGAACATCCGAGACCAATCCGTGCCGGATGATGACCTGATCGGACTTGGTTACCTTGATCCCTGCGGTGATGGGCTGGAAGTTCCATAGTCCTCGGTTGACCCGGCGGATGACGAATTTCTCCACAAGGAGTTGATTAGCCGTGGTGGCCTGAATGCCAGATTGCATACAGTCCTGAACAGTGATGTTTCGGAGGGTGATCTTTCGGGCGGTAGACAGGCCGTGGACCCCGGAATCCTGGAACACGCAATTCTCGATGATCGAGTTCTGGGAGGTACCTCCGAAGTACACAAGCCCTGAGATACCCTCCATCTCTTCAGGGGAGTAGCGGCGAAGGCCAATTCCGTAAACGTTGCATTGAGCCGAGAACACGCCTGCGTACCGGAGGTCGGATACACGAATCTCTTTCCCCGCGGGGCTCGTGCCAATCGTTATGGTCTGACTTGTTCGATTTACAGAGAATTGACCCGTTGCAGGGGTAGCGCCGTCGGCTATCTGCTTCAGAGCTACGCCATCGACCCATACCTGTTCGGGGAGATTGGCATACGGGTCGTCGGGATGGGCATACCGGTCGGAATCGATAGGCTCCCAATCTGGTCCCAAAGCACTTGTCCACGGCCCCGTGCCGGTCCACCCCGCGTAGACCGTTGATCCATCCATCCACACCACTTCCCCGGGGTACGCCTGGAGAGTGACCGATTTGTTGAAGTTTATCTGCTCGTGATACAGTCCCGCCCGGGCAACAATGGTCCCGCCCGCCGAGATCGCTGAGAAAGCCGCGGCGATGGTCTGCTTAGGGGAGAGAAGGGTGCCAGGGTTGGAGTTATTACCTGAGGGTGACACGAACATCGCATCCCCGGGGTAGGAGTAGTTAGTCGTTCCCAACGGGGCTGACCCAACCTGAACACCCGCCCCACCCGGGGTATAGGTGGAGCCGTCCCGCAAGTTGACATACAGGGATTGGCCCGTATCCCAACGATAGACCCCCACGACTACACCGCGTCTACGTAGTAGATAACTCCTGCGACACCCGTTGCCGGGAGGGATGCGACGGTGGGGTAGTAAGCGAGTCCGGTGATTGTGGAGTTCGGGGAGCCGACTTTAGCATTGATCGCTGTAGCCTGAGCGGTAGAGACCGGCTTATTCGCATCCGAGGTGTTGTCTACGTTACCGAGGCCCACATCGCCCTTTGCGAGCGTTACATCGGCTGTGAGGGCTTTACCTGCCACTGTCCGGGAGGTGGGAACCTTTGCATCGAGAGCAGTCTGCTGAGCCGTGGAAACAGGCATATTCGCCGCAGAGATGTTGTCCACGTTAGAAAGACCGACATCAATTTTGTCCAGCGCGACATTGGACGAAAGAGGCTTCCCCGCCACAGTGCGCGTGTTGGGAACATAGCTTGCAAGAGCGGCAGGCTGAACCGCGGTGTTGGCCTTACCCAGCGCCTCGTCGGCAATGGTGTGAGCCTCTGTGGCGATCCCGAAGGTGTTGTCGAGGTCTGCGGTAGTGGCCTTACCGGCGAGAGCGCTTTCCAGACCAGTGACCGTAGAAATGGCCTGAGTATGGTTTGTAGGTGCCGCTCCTACGTCAGAGGCCGAAAGAACAACGGTTCCGGTTTTTCCGTTGACGGAGGCAACGTCGCCACCGCCCCCACCCCCGCCTCCGGGGACAGGTCCGACAATGAGAAGCGGTTCAGGCTCAAACGCCCCCTCGTAGCCCTGTGCGTCAACTTGCGTCAGCGATACAGGTCTGGGCTGAGCCATGATTACGCCTTCAGAGCAGTGATGATTGCGTTGATCTTAGCCTTGTTGGCGTTGGCGAGAGCGATAGCAGTGGGGAGGTCTGTTGCATCTGCCGTGGCAACGGGCGTAAGTGCCGCAACCTGCGTCTTAGTGGGGAGTCCACCAACGACAATAACAGGCTCAGGCGTAAACGCGGGGTTAGGGTTCGTGCCACTCGTCAGAGTGATCGGACGGGGATCGGCCATTGGGGTTCCTTTCGAAAGAAGTCCTAACCTCTATTCTACCAGGCGGGTACACAAAACCCCCGACCTGTGAAAGCGCCGGGGGCTGTGTTTATGGGTTAAGCTTACGCCTCGCCCGTACCGTCAGACTTCAGGGAGTATGCGGTGCTCCACATAATTCCGCCAGCAACGTACCGGATACGGTAGTCGATGGTGTCATTTTCCCAGGAACCCTCGTTGAAGGGGACCACAGCGGATGAGCCGAGGTAGACGCCCGTGTTTCCACGCGCCCGCAGTTCCGGGGTCTCGTAGCCACGAAGGCGAGCAAGCTCCAGCACAGGGCGACGAATCGCGCCAGGCTTCGGGAGAACGTACCAGTTGGTGCCGGTGACGTAAGCCGACTCAACGATGGTGATGCCGTTGAGGGCCGAACGGTCGCCGGGGCCGAAGGTGATCGAACCATCCTGGATAGCGATGATCGTCTGGTTGAGCTTCCACTGGATGAACTCCGCGGTACCCACGGGCACGACGATGTTGTACCCAGTCGCGCGACCAACCTTGTTACCGTTGACCGTGACGTTCTGAAGCTGAATCAGGGCCGCCCAGATGCCCTCGGGGGTGAGAGCGTTGTTCGGGAGGGTCGTAGTGCCGTCCGGGAGGGTCTGTGCCGCAAGTTCAGCCGTCGTACCATTGATAAGGGCGTCGTAAACCTCACGCTCTTCGGTGTCGAGGGCAAGCTGGACAAGCTCATTCGGGACATTACCGTAGAAGTCCTCAACGTCGTTGACGTTAGACTCCCAAGTTTTCCCGAACGCCGCTCCGTTCTTAGCAACACCGCTGTAGTACGCTTCCTGACCGGCAAGCGTGATGTACGGGTACGGTGCTGCCTCGGGGATGCGGGGGAGACCACCCGTGAGGGTGGAGCCATCTGGGCCGTTGACAACGCCCGCGCCAGTGACATCGCTGAAGAGCGAGAACAGGCGAACCTTGTCGAACGTGGGGACGACGCGAACGCCTGCAACCTGGCTCCAGCTACGCTCTGCCTCCTGGAACTGCGGGATAGCAGTAGCCGAGATGAGGTGGGCCATCACAAACGGCAGGTCCGAGGTCGTGTGGACCTCCGCAAGCTGCCCGGAAGCGATCTTGTCGCCACGCAGTGCCCGCTGGAGAAGGCGGTCGGCCTCTTCCACCTTGCGGCGCGTAACGGTGGGGTGAGCAGGCTTCAGGTGCCCGTCGAGAGTGAACTGATCCTTGTACTCAGGCATTATGCACCAACCTTGATCGGCACGTAGCCGCGAGTCTTGTCGTAATCGGGCGGGAAGTCCACCGTTCCGAAGCGGGTGTTACCAGACGAGGAGTTCGTCAGCACAAGACCACTCGTGATGTAAACCACGGTGCCCTGGGGCGAAGCGGCAGTGATGCCGGTGATGCCCGAAGCCAGGAACTCCCAGGTGCCGTCGAAGGCCAGGGTAACTTCCTTGCCAACCAGCCCAACTCCACCGTTCGGAATACCCGAGATGGTGTAGGGCGGGTAGGAGGTGGAGTCAGTGCGGGTTGCATCACCAGAAGCAGTAACGGTAACCGCGGGCTGCCCACCCAGCGAGAGAACAGCAACCCCAGGCTGATGCGTTGCGGCAAGAGCCTCAACACGGTTCAGCAGGTCGTTATTCCGGTATACGAGGTTCTTAGCCATTAGCTCCACGCTCCAAACTTGCTCTGCGTGCCCGTACCGAAGTCTCGTCCCTGACCTGCATCAGACGAGATCGACTCCGAGAGGGCGACCTTCATCTCCTTGGCCTGCTCAATGAGCGGGGTGACATCCGCACCGTCCTTAGCCTGCTTCCGGAGGGACTCAACAACCTTCTCAGGAAGTTCAGCGGCATCGATAGCCGTGACAGCCGCGTCATAAGCCTCAACGGCATTACGACCTGCGTCCTTGTCAGCCTCGGCCTGTGCGGCCTCCGCCTGAGCGGTCTGCTCCTTGGCAACCAGTCCGGCGAGGAGTTCGAGGGCCTTATCGACCTTCTCTTCCAGTTCCATGTGGATTCCATTCTTCTTGTCCAGTGCCGAGGTGACACTTGGCTTTTCATCCGATTCCGCAACACGTGCGGACTCGTAAATCTGTCGGTAAGACTCGGTGATCTCGAATCGACCGCCACGACCCGCGGCGATGACGACATCAACGGACTTAAACGGGTCCTCTACGTCGAACTCACGAACATGGAACTCTCCATCGTCTTCAACCTCTCCCGATCCCGAGATGTAAATTGAGAGGCCCAGCTTGTCCTTGTACCGCTCAAGCTTTGCGCGGTGGTCATCATCCGGACGCCAATTGGCGTAGAGTCCGAGAGTTCCGTCCTCCGCCTTCTCTTTCCAGACCTCGCCCTGGACGCGACCTGCAATTTCCGTAAAGTTGCGGGTCTCAGGCCCGGAGGCGGGGTGGTTCAGAAAGGAGATAGCGCCGTTGAAGGCGTGACCATAGTCTTCGAGAAGCTGAGCCGAATAGACGCCCGAACTTCCTCGACCCTCATTAATCAAGCGCACTTTCCAGGTCTCGGCCTCAGTATCGGCTTCAACCAGCGTAGCGGCTTCAAGTAGGTGCTTTTTCATTGCACTTTCTATTCTATCAGCATTCTGGAAATGGGCTGAATTCATCCTCCAAGATATGCAAGGGCCTTACGGACATTCTCCTTACTTTCTGAAAACGACCCCAATGCGCGATTACAACCTCGGCAGAGAAGTCCGCGGAGACAGTCACCGCACGTTTGTTGCCCGGGGCAACATGAATGGTCGTGATCCACGTTGATATTACTGTTAGAGAGCGAGGATGAGCAGATGTCGCAAAGCGTGGGCGAGTTCAAGATGTGAAGAGCTTGTACAACACTGAACCCATATTTCCCCGACCAATTAGTATGCCACTTACAGAGACCCCTTTCGCCACCCGCTGAGTTATCGCACTCTGACACGAAACACTTTCGACCCTGATAACGAGTTAGGTCTCTCTCAAAGCTATCAAGAACGACGCCGGAGTAATCCCTCATGTAGTGCTTATAGCAAAGTCGCTTGGCATGATGAGATCGACTGCACTTGGGGACAGAGCAACCCTGAGCGGGGTTGCGTACCCGGACAACATAGTCGTCAACTGAAAGACCCTTCCTCTCCCGTTCTCCATGGGTTTTGCAGAGGTCTCGACAGTTAAAGGGTCGTCCACACCCCTCGACTCGGCAGACTCGTGTTACACTTGTCATATCGACTCCTTTTCAGTCGGTCAGGCCCCCGAACGTTCACAGCGTTGCGGGGGCGTTCTTATGCTCTTAGCCTACCATGCCTTCAATACGCGAAAGTGCATTTTCGAGCCTTTCAGCAAGATTTTCCAAAGACATCTCGCGCCGGATCGATTCTGCCTGGTCCGCAATAGAATCGGATCGTTGGTCGTTAGCCCCTTGACCCGCTCCGGGGCCAACACCTGTCGATTTCCCTTGGTCTGGAGCCGCAGTCTGCACGGCCGCCTTCGCCGCGTCAAGCTCCAACTTCATAGACTCAGGAACCTCTTCGGGGTCACCCACAATGTCCATGATGTCAAGGGCCGCACGACGACGCTCCACAGGCTGAAGCTCGGTGGCCGCAAGGCGGAGAGCCTGCATAGCGCGGTACTGGTCCGGGGCATCGAAAGGCTCGAAGACGATAGAGGGGCGGTCATAGCCCATTGCGTCAAAGATGTCCTTGTAGAAGTCAGCCCACTCCTTCTGCATAAGGAGCATGGCGTTACGGTTACCGCCTACAAGGGCTTGAGCTGAACCGTAGGAAGAGCCTGCCGCTGAGGAATCGTTGAGGAGGTCCATGTTCGACACGTTCCACGCTGCCGCCGCCATCGCCGCGACAGGTCGTGCCTGACTGAAGTCATAGCCCCGGCCTGCGGTAGAAACCGCCGTGAGGTCTTGACCCTCCACCATAGACGCCGTGCCACCGTGGTCGTTAAAGCTGGAGACCTTGACGCCCGTGGACTGAACACCCTGCTTAGTCTTATTCGTGACCTTGAAGAGAATCTTAGCGAGAGACTCGTTGACCACCTGACCATATTGCATAATCTGGCCGTATGCCTCGCTCCACGCCAATCCAGCGAGACCGTCCGGGATACCGAGAACGTGACCGACCTGACGGTTTACGCGGAGGTCAACAATCGTTGAGTTTTCTGCAACGGGCACGGTCTCACGGTTTTTGGTGAACGACTTCTGACGAGTGCCCTCAAATCGCGCGGTGTAGTACCAGAGCGTCCTGACGCTGTTGGTCGACCCGTCCTGAGTGTCCCATTTGCGCTGATAGGCAATGACCTTCTCAGGGAACTCCTTATCGACCTTCACGCCGATAATCTGGTTGAAGGGGATTCGGTCTACCTTTTTCGTCTTTGTATTGCAAACCACCAGAACGTTACCTGTAATGAATCGAGCCTTCTGAAGCTCTTCGTGAGCGGCGTCCCCAAAAATGGACTCCTGGTTGGTCCGGTCTATAAAGAACTTTCGAATAGCCTTTGGGGCACCGGCCTTCTTCGGCTTCTCCGTGCCCTCAATGTACATCCCCCGACCGAAGGCGAATCCGGAGTGGAGGTCAACGGCGCGCTTGACAAGAGAGCCTGCGGCAACACGGGGAGAAATTTTTTCCGCAATCGACTGGACCTCATCGATGTCTAGTCCCTCTAGACGGTCACCTGCGGTAATACCGGCAATCAACTGCCAGCCCATGTCCTCGTAGTTCATCATCGCGCGAACTTCAGCGATGGACTCTTCAAGGACTTCGTTCTTGTTCTGGAGCGTAGCAATTTCACGGATCAATGACTCGTTCGGGATCACCTCAGGCACCCGAATGTCCTCCTGAAGAGCTTCGTAAGTTGCCTGGTCCCAATTAGTCACGGGTAATTCGCTCCAATTCGCAGTGTTTCCCTTTCTATTCTATCCTAATGACTAGAGAAGGGGGCGTCCGGGCATCCTAATGTACTCGAAAAGACCCATGTCCGGAATCTCTTCTCGGTCCTTTGCGATGACGGTTCCTGCGGGCAGGCGGTTCTGCCAGGAGGTCAAGTCCACGGAGGCGTAAACTGCGGCGTCGGCGTGGTCGGGGGAATGAATACCCCGCTTTGCCATTTCCTCCTTGCTTTCCAGAAGGATGTTGTTGCGGCCCGTGGTGCGCTTTTTGATCTCGACACCGAGAAGTTGCTCCTGAAGTTTCTCATCTTCCGGATCGATATCCACGAGACCCTTGGACATCCTGTCCTGAAGGTCCCACCAACTCCAGGCTCGGAAGTTCTGCCAGCGGTCAAGGTCGGGGCTGGGGTCGTTACCCAGAATTTCGTAAACCTGATACGCCCCCTGAGCGAGCATTCGGATACGGTCAGCAATAGGCCCTCCGAGACCCTGGCCGTCAATACGTACCTCCTCCACCGCAAGTCTAATCGCATGGTCGTGAATACGTTCGGCTGTTGCCATCGCGTCCGGGTCGTTCCAGTCATCCACGAATCTCAGACGGCCATCCTGCCACTTGTAGACCGTGTTCTTATCCCCTCGCTTAGAACGGGACACGTCTACTCCGAGACGCGGAACACTTCCGTAGTCGGGAACGATTTCGCAATCCAGGGACTTTGCAATGTCCTCTGGGCGGATGAGGGTGAAACCCATGTCCCATGCGAACTCACCAGTAACACGGGAGATGTATGTGGGGGAATCAACACCGTGCTCCTCCGCCATATCGTCTACGTAAGACTGATCGACCAGGGTTTCCAGAACCTCAACGGGGAACCCCTCATACGGCTCCATCCTCTGATGCTCTTCCCAGCGCTTGCAAGATTCAGAGTTACAGATTCCGCGCCCGTGGAAGTTCGGTGAGTCGAACACACTGATGGTATGCGTCTTCCAGCCCTTCAACTGACGCTTAAAGATGGACGCCACGTAGGAAAGCGGGTTGGTGGGGTTACAGATCAGGAAACGACGAGAGGTAGCATTGGAGGTGATGTTGGCAAGATCACCAATAAGGCCCTTGGACAGACCCACGGCCTCGTCACCCACGGCTAGAACGTACCGGGCGTGGATACCCGACATAGAGTCGTTACCCGATTCCTTATCGGCAGAATCCGCAGGCTTTGCGCCGTACCCAAGCTCAATACCGTCGGGGAGCCGCCAATGTGCGTCGGATGTCACGTAACCGGGGAGTGGGTGATCGACAAGACCTTCGTTGAAACGCTTCTTCGCGAGGTTGTGGAACTTGCGAACTTCTCGCCACACAATAGCGTTGATCTGACGTGTAGAAGGTGCGGTGGAAACCACAAAGCATCCACCCGGGAGGTCCCAGCGGGTATCCACCCACCAACAGATAAGAAGCCCCGCAAGCCAGGACTTACCCACCTCGTGACCGGCCTTGACGACAACGTTCTTGTTATCGACAACGCTCATCGCGACATCCGCCTGAGCGCTCCACGGCTTGATCCCCAGGTACTCCTCAGCCCAAAGAACCGGGTTAGAGAAGTAACGTTGCTTCTCACGACGCTTCTCAATCTGACTGAGTGCGCCGTCCGCTACGAGATAAAGACCTGTCACGCTTCAAGTTCCTGAGCGGCGGGCTTCAAGTGCTTCTGGAAGATGTCCTGGAGGTCGTTCTCTTCCAGACTGTACGTGGTTGCGATCTCAGCCAACGTGTACGATACGGTCCGGTCGATAAGATTCAGTAGTTCCCGAATACGCAGATCGTTCAGGCGCTCAATTGCCTCCTGCTCGCCTTTGGCAGTCTGATTAAGTGCCGTCAGCATGTCCTTCATTGCCCCCCGGGCGGCATTCATCATACCTGCGAAGAACTCGTCGCTGGAGTCTTCTGCGCGATCCAGTGCGTCCTGTGCCAACTTCTCCATGTCGATAAGGATTTTCTGACGCTTCTCCTGAACGGTAAGAACATCCACCGCACCGAGAAGTTCCCGCTTGACAGCAAAGATTTCCTCGGGTGATAGGCCGGTCTCCTCCGACATCTCCCGGACACTCTTATTGCCGAGGCCCTTCCACACAATTCTCTGGATACGCGGATCAATTTCACTGTCAGTCATTATGCCTCCCCTCCTAGTTTAGCATTTGTCCTCATTTCGAGGTACAAATGTTGAAAGACCCCCTGGGAGGAGCAATGCTCAAACTCTCAGGGGGTCCCGAGGCCAGGGAAGGGGCCTCTCAACAGGGGATGGAGCGAAGGGAGGGAGACTCCGACCTGTTATCTCTATTCTACCGTGCCGGAAACACTCACTCCGAATTTCTGCTCTCCTGCATCGTCGTCAGTCAAATCGGAAAGACTTTCGTAAGACGTATATGGCTGGATAGAGATGTTGGGGCTTTTAAACTGGTCCATATACTCCATGATGAAAGAGAACGCTTCGGGAATAGTATCCACGTTTTCACTGTAATTGATGAACTTGTCAACCATTTTCAGTCCTTTCTAGGAATATTGCCCGTTAAGGTGACCACATTGTCTAACTCCGTATCGACACGGAATCTCACCTTCGGAAATGCCTTGGTCACCTTCAGAATCTCTTTGGCGATTTTACGGGCACTTCCATCGGCCTTAGTCTTAAGTTCAATATAGATATCGGCCATGTGTCTTAGTCCTCACTCAATCGAACGGTCTTGTTCACCGCGGTAATCGTCATTCCGATCCGGTAGTCCTGGTGGGGGCCACGGTAATAGAAATCCACGCCCTCCTTTTCCAGAAGACCCTCTGCCACAAGCTCAGACAGAAGGTGGTGCTTCAGAAGTCCTGCGCCGTAGTCCATTACTTGTCCACCCCGTATTCTCCGCCGAGCGACTTCCAGTAGTCCAGCAGGGACTTAACAGGAATGTCCAGCGTGATCTCGCCCTCCTGGTAGGCCACCGGTTCAAACGACTTCAGCATCTTGTAGATAAGCTCGGGCGTTACCGAGACGTATCCGTTCTTCGCCACGAAATGGCCGTAGGTGAGTCCGTCTGGCTCCTCCCAGTGCGTGAGCGTGTATTCATCGTAGCGGCTAGTCATCTTCATCTTCATCTCCAATCGTGATCGCCACAGAGCGTGGAACCTTCTTGGTCAGGGTAATGAGGTCGCTGATACCTGCGATGCAACTCTCGGCAGTAACCTTACCTTCTTCGTAAGCGTTGATAAGCTGTTCGGCGGCATCCGTGAACACGTCCAGCAGCTTCGTGTCGATATCGAGCTTTTCGGGGTATACCTTAGCCATTCTTCCCCGCCTCCAAAATAACGATAAGCGTTTTCTCAACCTGAGTGGAGATCGCCTTTGCAAAATCCTGCCACTCATTCGGGTCATCGGGCACGCTAACCCTCAGACTCCGCTTTTCGAATGGCAGGCCGATCTCATCAAGAGGACAGATCGAGAGTGTAATCTCGTGGGGATGAGGGGTAAGACCCCAATTGATGGGGATAATATCGTTATCGGTTTCAAGCGTCATTGTTCTCCTCCTCAGCGTGCATCCGGTCGGCAAGGCTCCACAGGTCCCCCAGGTGACCCTCCTCTAGCGGGGTGACTCCCGGGGCCTGGATTGCCCACCAATAGTAAATAGACTTGATCTCTTCGTGTACTTCGTCAAGCGTATAAGCGCCCATATTAAACCGTCATCTCCTTGACATTGCCTCCGGTGTAGAGGTCCAATTCTGTTGCAACCTCCACGGCCTGCTTTGCGGTCTTCCCCAGGTGCATTGCCGTATTAGCGAAAGCCGAACCGGAGCCAATAGAGGCGTAGTCCCCGCGGGTGGAGACGGAAAAGTCAACCCCCATCGTGTAGAGCTTTCCGCCCAGAACGATCAGGCAGTGACCGTCCGGGACGTAATCCTCATAGGAGTCCACAATCGGGTTATTGTCAAGGTCCTTCTTGACAGCCTTCTGCCAGGCGGGAACTGCATCATCGAGAAGCCATCCGTACCCGTCGAAGTCGTCCTGCTTCAGGTCAAAGGGGTGAATCTTATTGACGCTCGTCCGGTGGATGATATTGGCGAAGCGAAGCAGACCTGCAATTCCCACTGCGAACTGATCGTTGATCTTCACGACCTTGTTCATGCCCAGGCTCTTGCTGTTACCCGATGTCACCTGAGAGTCCCAGGCGATCTTCACCTTGCCGTTGGTGATCTTTGCTGCAATCGTAGTCATTTCTTCTTTCCCGTCATGTGCCAACCCCCGCACATAAAGCACTCGTATACGTACATCTTAATCTTGGGGTTATCCACGGTCCATTGGATTGCTTCATCTTCTGACTCAAAACGCTTCTTAAGTACCGGCCCTGAAAAGCACGGCGTACCCAATTTCAAACGTCCATCGGCTATTCTCTCGTATTCGCTAACATGAGAGGCACCGCGGCGGTTTCGAAATCTCATTCCGACTCTTCCGCGATAAGTCGAAGCACAAGGTAGCCGATCAAGTCCCGCACCGTATCCTCGTCCCCGTAGTCCGTTCCTCGCTGAATCCGGCTGATCTTGTCATCGATGCGCACGTTCAACTGCTCGATGCGACTGGCCTGAGAGAAGATACGCACGGGGTTTAGTGCTGAGTCGCCGTAAGCCTTGTTCTTGCTGACGAGAAGGTCCGCGATCTTGTTTGTGTGATATCGGACAGACTGCTCAAATGATGACTCTTCGGGGGTATCTTTAACTGTATCCGCGTGCCAATCACCGTGGTCATCATAAATAACCCAGCCATCTTGGATAGAAGATACGCCGTTCGATACCTGTAAAACCTCGTATGAAACCTCCAGGTCCAACTCGGTATCCGGCCAACTCTTCCCCGTAAGACGAACCCGATCCCCCACTTTAAATTCAACCACGTTGCTCCCTTCGTTGTCCCTATAAAAAGAATACCCCCTCTGAATCGCAAATCGACTCAAAAGGGGTTAATTCTCAGGAACTTCTCAGCTAAGGAACGCCGGGGATAATCCTGACTCGATCACGCCACGGGATATCGGCGTCCCGGAGTTCGGACAGATCATCCGAATTGAAGACCGGGTACTCGACATCCTTGGGCCACTGGTGAAAGATGTCCCGGAGCATGTTCTCGAAAGCGCTGAACTTCTTATTGGTACTCTTCTTGTACCGCTCCAAGTCCTTCTTGATGTTATCGATGGCCTCTCCCTGAGCGTTCACCTCCACACGCAGATTCCTATTCTCCGTGACCAGTTCGTTCCACGTCGGCTCCTTCCGGGCCTGGTTGGTCTGATCCAGTTCCTCCCGCCTCTGTTTCCGGTCCTGCATCTTCCCGTAGACGACGCCACCGAGGGCCAATAGCCCGGGGAGGGCAATGGCGACAAGTTCCCACCACTTCATTTCGTTCCCCTCTTCAGCAAGCCGAACGCACGCGCCCCGGGAAGCATCGAGATCAACACAACAGTCCACGCCCCCGACAGGCGATCCAGGTCCGGCTCTACGAAAAGCGCCCGACCAATAGCCAGCACGGCCCACGTTGCCAGTAGCCCCCAGACAGCAAGAGCCCCCAGCCTCTCGCGTTTCTCTCCCGCTTCACTGAAAGAGTAATAGGACCCCCACAGACTTGCCAGGGTCAGAAACCCGGCCCACACCGCGGTATAGCCCTCGAAAGTCAAAAGATCAAGAGTCGGCAGACCCCCCAGCAAAACCAGGAAGCCCAGAATCGCGAAACCAACGTACTTGGCCGTGAGAAGGGAACGAGGAATTACCAGGGGGTCTTTATGCCACTGCTTGATCTTGCGGAACACGTCTTGCTTAGCCGATACCCGTGGGCTTGGTGATGTACGCGGCAAGGGACGAACCCAGCGCCACGACGCCTGCATAAATCAGGACGCCCCAAGATCCGAGGTTAGACAGCATGTCCGGGGTCACAGCATTGAGGATCGCAACACCAACTGCGAGCGCAATACCCGTAATCGCGCCGTTACGGACCTTTGCGGTGGGTTTGGCGGTGGGCTGACCCTTCTCGTCAGTGGTAACAGCATCATAAATGGGGGTGCTCATTGGGAACTCCTTTTCTTGTAGACAAGGTTCATTTACTAGTTTATCACTGTGGCCCCGCGGGGTAATTTCGTTTGATCCATCGAGCATCCAACCAATCCTTGACGCTGATCTTATCCACTCCCGGTACATTCTGGGGCATGTAAACGCTCTCAAGGTCCGTCAGATAGTGCTCCTCCACCAAGGTCGCCATCTCCTCCAGCAAATCCTTCAGTGCGCTTTCGTATTCTCGTTGGTTCATCACTTTCTCCTCTTCGTTGTAATGTGCCACTTCCCCTTGAGCGTCGGGCACGGATACGTTCTAAACCTCTTGAGACCCTGCCGGATTGCCGAGTTCACCGCACCCTGACGGGAGTGGTACACCTTCTTGGGTCCGAACTTTGAGACGCACTCACACGTCTTCACCTATAAGCTACTTAGCAGCCCAAAACAAAGGATCACGAATCCCACGAATACAATTCCCGTGGCGACCCCTTCAAGAAGGGCCAGAACCCAGTCCGGGAGTCTGTCAATCATACTCGACCCCTCCTCGCAGACTCAACAGGATGGCCTCCTCTTTGTCCAGCGGCATATCGTAAACATCATCCCCGTCCCACCACACGTATTCGCCCGAGTGATGAGAGCCGCAACAACCCTCCACGTCCCAATGCCCTTCGGCTTTATCGCACCAGTAGACCTTTACAAGCTCAGGAAGGCCCCAATCGTCCGCGGGATTACCCATCATGTAGTCCACGTAGTCCTCGAACTGACGTTGGGTTTCGAAATCATCTCGGCTCTTCATCAATACTCCAATCCTCCAGTAGTAGGTCCGTCAACTCTCGTACCGCGTTCAGAATCTCAGCCCGATCCCGCCAGACAGACACACCCCCTGCCGCCTGGGCGATGAGCTTACTGTCGTCCCAGCCCTTCCGCTCTGAGATCGACACGGTTACAGTGTATGGCAGGTAGGTGCGGTTCGTCAAGCGCTTATGCTCGTCGTTTGTCATTATTCCCCCTAACCGCTTTTTCGTAGACGGGGAAGCCAATAACCGGATTCTTTAGTGGAACAGTGCCCCCGTCTTCATGGCGCGGACTTATACTTGCGGCAGGTATAACCTCCAGTCCTTCATCTGTTTCCCGAATATCCCACGTCATACCCGCCAATGTCGCATTTGTACCTGTTTCTGGGGGCAAAAGCTGTAGCTCGGCTTCGGTGTAATACTTCACCGGCGTCAGGGTGATCGTCCCGTACTTATCCGTCTCCACTCGGTAGAACGTTGTTGGCTCGAATCCGGAGACTCGGCCCTTGCTATCGGCTTTCTTGATTTCCATTAGTTCTCCTCGGGTTATGCGTGATCGACGTGTATCCGTGATCTGGGCTGGGTTTAAAATTGGGATACGGACGGGTCCCGGGGATATCCCCGTTACTTGCACTCTCGTTTTCGCTTCTCAGAAATTCTAGAACTGCGGAAGACGCAGGGGCTGGCATTGCAAGCGCCCATCCAAATAAGGTTGACACCTCAATTGAACCGTCCTCACGGTACCTAACCCCTACCCCATTGCTGGCTACAAACTCAGTCATAATAGGAATCCTCCAACCGGTACGCGGAAGTCAGTTCTGCAATCCGGTCAATATCTCCGGTGCGGATGGCCTCGTTTAATGGATCAAAAACATGGATCACCGGGAGGGTGACGCCCGCGGGGGTACTTTCAGTCATAGGTGCAACCCGGTAGTCAGACCAATCACACGCAATCGAGATTTCTTCCTCGGTCATTGCTCATCCTTGATAAGCGTAATCGTCAGCGGCTCTGCCCACTCCACGAGTTCGTCCAGGTACAGGTCGCCCATGTCCGTGTCGGCTCCCTCCCGGTGCATCAGAACGTTGCTATTCCCGTTTGGTGAGGTCCGGATATACGGGTACCAGCGGCGTCCGAGGCTGTCGGTTGCTAGCCAGTTCATTGCTCCTCCTTCCTGTAGCCCGCGTCCCACAAAGCGTCTGCGATTCCGTAGCGAAGGTTCAGAAGCGGAAACAGGTCAGGTGTCTCAGCCCTTATCACGCCAATGACGATCTCAGCTACATCATTAGACTGGATGATGCGCTTCCTTACGTCTGATACGGGAACATCACTCCAGTCGTTCTTAGTCACCAGTTACCCCATTCATCGAACTCGATCTGACTTGCGTAGTGGTTCGCTTCTGCTAGAACGCTCTGCTTGTCCGGTCCGGAAGCGCTGGCGTACTGCTCATCGTTCACCCGCACGTAGGCGTAGTACATCTTGCTCTTCGGTGAGTAGTAGCTTCGTATCTTGATTCGCTCATCCATTGTTCCTCCTTCAGTTGTTGTTCCCTCCCTCCAGACTACCAAAGAAATCGTGGGATCGGCCCACTTTCCCTGGGAGTTTTCTGTGAATGAAAAATAATCCGAATCGACGGGGTATCTGTTTGAAGCGGATATTTGGGTACCTTTCAGGAAAAGCGTTCGATGTACTCTCGAAGCCCCGTCATACGTTCGGGGTCTTCCTTCAAGTGACCTAGCGCAGTGTTGCACCCGCTACACAGTAGGGCACGGAACTCTCCAGTGGAGTGATCGTGGTCCATGTGAAGTCTCGTCGTGTTACCGCATCGAGGGTTTGAACAAACAGGGTTCCTCCAGACCTCGATCATTTGCTCAGTCGTCAACTTGTACTCTCGCGACATTCGAGCATGATGAAGGCAAACCCCCTGAGTCATCTGAGGGCGACGGCATGTTGGAATCGGGCACCGAAGTTCTCCCGTGACGTACTTACCCCATTCGCGCAATGGCTTTAACTCCTGACCCAGCCTCTTCTGCTCGTAATGGCCTTGGCAAAGACCTCTCTGAGATGACAAGTAGTCGCACCCTTCAAAGGCGCACGGAGGATTCACCTTAACGGTGGAGGGCACAGAACTCTTTCCCTGCTGTGCACGGAGGCGATGATAGTTGCAGAAGCCCTTGGTCACAGAGCGGCGCTCACACCCGGGTTCGGCACAGGATGGCGCATTGCGGGCTGGATGGTCTAGAGGAATCACGTAAGCCTCCACATCGAGACCACGATATTTGCGCTGGTAGTGCGGGTTACACAGCGCCCCCTCCTTCCGGCTATTGGCCTCCAGGTCGCAGTGAGGCACGGCGCAGTTCGCATAGGGTGCGTCATTCCTGGAAAGGCCCTGTCGGTTCAGTAACCCTTGCGAGTAATGAGTCGCGCACATGCCCATGCTACGGCTCGCGTTAGTACAATTTTCTTGGGTGCAAAAAATATTATCCATTACATCTATTCTATCACCTTTTTGACCTTGACACCTTTCTATGGGCGATATCTGGACGCATGGGGGAGCCGAGGCATAGCACCCCCGTCGTCCGATCAAATCCGAGACCTCTTGTTGTTTATCGCCCTTACAAATAAAGCGACCGTCACCTCAACACCCCCTCCGCCCCCAGCCCCCGCGTGAGGCTCATCGCCCTCTCATAGCAAACCCATAGCAAATACCGACCCTGCCCCCCGCCCTGCCTGGCCCTAGCTGCCCCCACACAATCGAACAAACCTACTACAAATCGAAACGATATTCGAATATCGCATTCACAATCCGCATTCACACCGTTACCGTATCGTTACCATTGGTCACCGCGTACCCCTTGACGCCCACCCCCATCACTGCCATACTGGTAATAACAACAAGGGACCACCCCCACCTGGAGGACATGATGCACACCGAAACCGACACCACCGCAGCAGAGGCCTACGTCACCGCACACCGCGCACACATCGCCATTCTGGGATGGGGCCTTATCACCCCCCTGGCGATCATCGTATGGGTGCTGTTCCTTGACATCGTGTGCCACATCTCCAGCACCAACCTCAACTGGGCATCCGCAATCCTCATTTCCCTGGGCATGGGTATCGCAGCCCTGGCTTTCTACTGGGGCGGGGATGAGTCGTGAAGCTCCGTAGCGTAGTACGGGCCACCCTAGTAACGGCGGTCCTGGTAGGTGGTTACGCGTACGCTCTCAGCCCTAGCCCCGTACAGGGCGGGGTATCGTTCCCCGCGTGTGCCACCGAAGACAGCACCAATTGTTTCTGGAATGCGGACACAATGGGGAATGGCACGGGTAATTCGTTTATCGACATTAACGGAACGGCCTATTATGTACGATAATGCGCAATGTGAATGCGGGCAATTGGTTAATGACGACGAATTATGCTGGAATTGTGACGTCGGCTACGCCGAGAGGAGTGATAGTGAATAGACTAACAGCCGAAATGAACCGCGATACCTTTTACGTTATTAACGGGGAGTACGACAAAGAAACCATTCTCAGGGGTCTTTCTTCCGTGAACACTCCGGTATTCGACAGGGTTGCATCGGTTTATTTTTCACGTGGTACTTGACAACCGCAAGCAGCGCGCGTAGGATCATACTAACGAACAAAGGAAAGAACAAATGTCGAACTACGTGCAGACCCTCGCAACGATCACCAACCCGGACGGGAAATCCGTCACGGTAGAGGGCCCCACGGTTCAGGATTGGGTCACTCTCGACAATGAGTGGAAGCGCGCGTACCGTTTCCTGGCACTGGAGGGTGCCGCAGCTCAGGGACTCGCGTTGCCGGGGCGGGGCGTAAAGGTTGTTTGGTCGATTGTTGAAATTGGGGCTTGACAACAGGCCGGATCGCGCGTAGACTAAGAGCTAAAGCAGCGTACTAACAACCTAGAGAAAGGGCCGATCATGCTTGGACCCAGCGAAGAAAACATCATTCTTGCCTATGCCCGCCGTAATCCAGGGTGCCCGATCCTGTGGAAGAACCTCAGTCGAGAACCAACATTGCAAGAGAAGTGGGACGCCTCTGAGGTATTGCAGCGATGGAAGCGTATTCGCGAAATTGGGTCTTGACTTTCTCACTCGCGTAGGGCAGAATAGAAGTAACGAAAGGGAAGATGAAATGTACCGCGTATTTGAACACTATCTAGGCTATTGGGCATTTCTCCAAGACTTTTATTCTCGGGAGGATGCAGAAACCTTTATCAAAAACCGACAGTAGTTTCACCCAAATAGGGAATTCGCTATCAAGGAGGTTTAAGACTTAATGGATAAATGCTACGGCGAAGAACGTCAGGGCCGCTATTTCTCGGAGGAATTCGGGAAGTGGTATGACCTTTACCCGTGCAAGACTCACGGCTTCCACGTCGATGTGGATCACGACAACGAGTGGTAACGCTCACACAGCGCCAACGGCTTCGACTTGTCGAGGATTACACAGGGGTTCGAGTCCCCTAGGCGCACGATGCCTGTTCTACCGAATCGGTTGGGGAACCGAAGGGGATAGCAGCGGGCACAACGGCAATGGGGGATTGCCAACAAGGCTAGGAGTCTGGGGACGAGCTAGCCAAGGCGGGGACAGTGTGGGGCTGTCTCCGTCTTTTTCTTTTTGACTTTCTTTCGAAAAACGCTTGACTTCCAGCCCGAACCAGGGCAAACTGTAAGTAACAAGCAAGACACCACCTAACAAGGGATTGAAACTATGGCTATCACCTCTTACCTCGAAGCCAAGTACGACAGCCGCAAGTCTTTCTACAACAAGGCTCGAATCGAAGATGATGGAGTAGCACTGCGCCTTTACTCCTACAACACTCATGTTTCTACCTTCCACAAGGGTACCGAGACTCTTGCTCTCATGCCCCTCTGGGATCACTCAGCAACCACCCTCCGCCATGTCAAGGAGTTCATCCAGCAAATGGGGCTAAAGAGTGGTTCCAAGTCTGAACTTGAAGCACTTTACGCTAGCTGAAATTCTAAGCACTTCTACCCCCGAACAAGACACCGAGCAAAGGACACAAAATGTTCAACATCGCACGCGACGGACAGCACATCATCGCTGTCTCCGATCAATTCGAACTGCTCCGTTGGTTCCACCGTGAGCACAGCTACAGCATTGACCACGCCGTTCGATACGAGGGTTACAGCGTTACGGACGAGCAGGGACAGCCCGCGACCGTCTAAGCGCCTCTACCCCCGTTTCCAGGGTAGGACACGAGACAACCCTAGTTAGGCCCTTAAAACCGCTATAGAAGCCCTAGGAGGGCACAATGCGCAAAGACGCTAAGCGCTCTGAGCAGAGCAAGGCGACAACCCTCGCAATCCGCACCGTTCGCAAGAACCGCACGACGGAGCAGCGATACACTGACCGGCAGTATTCACGACTTCTCACTAAGGGGATCGCTGAGTGAAGAACTTCCTCACCGCCACCGCAGGAGGAACAATCCTCGCCACCGTCCTCATCGCCGGGATCATCTCGCACCTTCCGGTCTGACAGGCTGATACGGTCAAGCCCTCTCCTGAGTTGTCGGAGGGGGTTTTTCCGTTCCAAAAATTCTCGGTGCCCTATACCTTACGCACACACTACAACTAACAATCTAACAGTAATATATTAATAGATGATAAGATATTCACCTATAGAGACACCCTACTTTCACTCAAACCGCGGAAAATCAACGTTTTTCACTTTGGCCTAGGTCAATAACTTAGCCCCTCAAAGCCGTTTCAGCCCGGATCGCACCTCAGCTAGCCTACGGTTACCCAGCCTGTACAGTCTCGATTCCGCTAGTCTAATCCTCTCTTGGAGGTCGATAACTTGCTGGGAGTTGCCTGTGAGTCGGGCCTAATCTATCAAAACCTGATTAATGAGTGTTACTGTTGTAAGACACCGACGAAAGAGAGAGAAATGAAGCTTTGGGTTGGGGACGAACGTCCGGCACCTGACGATAGCTGGACAGTAGCAAGAAATTCGGATGCGGCAATTAGCCATCTGTACATGATCGGCACCCCCGCTGTTATAGAGATGGGTGACAGTCTCGAAGAAATCAGTCTTGACCATGACTTAGGCGGGGATGACACTGGCTTCAAGGTATTGGATTGGATAATTTCTTGGAGCGCGTGGCCCAAGATTCTCACCATCCACACCGCAAACCCACCGGCCCGCAAGCGGATGCTAGCCGCAGCAAAGGCTGAAGCCCCCCAAGAGACCGAGATTTACGTCATCACTGACCACGGAAAGAGGAACTAATGCAGGACGTAACAAGCCTCATCATCGAGGCACAGGACGCACGTAGCCGGATGCAGGAGGCTAAGAAGCGGATCAAGGCAGAAGTACGCCGGAAGTACGAAGCACAGATCAAGCGAGAGACCGCAGAGGCCACCGAGAACGCCGAAATCGAGTTCGCTCGTACTCTGGCCCGTGTCAACGCAGCGGGAGTCTCACAGGCCCTTCTGCGCCGGGAGGTATTGCGCACGAACGTCTGGGACATCTGGACGTATTGGCGTGACCTTGCCGGGATGGAGCCGGACCGAGTGACGGTACAGAATGCTAAGCGCACGGCAGAGCTTGAGAATGCAACCTTCCTTTGGAGCGAGGACTACGCTATCCTTACGGTGAAGCGCAACAGCCTGGGCCACGTTCTTCCGGAGCCGGTCACCTATAACATGGCGAACCTGAAAAAGCGGGATAAGAAGTGGAACCCGATCCCGGATGACGAAGAGCTTTACATCTCCACAATCCACGCGGACGAACCTTACGCCTTTGGCAAGATGGTGAACGCGGAAATCCAGCGTCAGATTGATGCAGGACACGTCCGACCGAACGAAGGGAGCCTGTAATGAAGAAGATGCAGATGAGTATGCCGAATCTCATGGACACACTGGATGCAACAATCGCGAACTACCCTCAGGGCTTCAACTTCGACGCTGACGTGATCGTTCGCACGTTCTGGGCACCGTACCACCGGGAGGCTTTGGCTAATCCTGCGGAGACCTACGAAGTAACGTTCCCAGGGGTCGCCATTCTGACGATGAGCGGAACCCGTCACTACCGGCTGGATTTCCTGGAGCCATATGCGTCTAAGCGGGGTTACTCGGAGCCTGTAGAAGGGACGTGGGGATAATGCCGTTTACTAAGAGGATCGAACAGTACATGTCAACCGAAACCGTGATCTATCAGGTGACCAACGCCGACGCAAAAGACTTTATCAAAGCGCTAAACGGCGACCCGAATTACTATTCTATCGAGGAGGTTGACTGATGACCGAACCAAAAGAGCCGAGCGAAGTAATTGCAAATATCTTTATGCAGCTTCTCCAGGATAACGGATACGCAATTGTCCACCAATCTGAACTGGAAAACATGCGGACTACTTTGGCGGAGGATGCTATTTACATTAAGCAATTGGAGGAGCGGTTGCCCTGGGAGGTAATAGATGACCCCTTTTCTTGGAATGGATTTGACGAATGAACCGGCTCGTAGAACAAATGCTGAACACGAAGAGCCGGAACGATCTGGAACTAGAAATCCTCGAACAAACTTTCGAACACGAAGCCAAGTGCCAGTCCAGTCATGAGGACAACCTTACCTGCTCTGTTAAGGTCGTTGCTACTAAGACGGTGGGTTGTCAACATCGAGATTTTCTGATTTGCGCGTCCTCATATCGGTGGAACATGGAGAGTCAGGCTGATCCTAATCGTGTGTGCGGCAACTGCGAAATTGATACGGCTGAGTGCTGGACAATCCGACCGATCTAAGGTAGGCTCTAGAACATGAACAGAAACGAAATCTCCGAAACTGGACCTGGTTGGGCTGTCACTGACTACGACGGAAACGTTAAGCCGGGACGTTGGATCAGCGATGATGACGCTCTGGAGTACGGTCTGGCGGGTCGATACTTGCTTTCAGGATATGATGTGGTTAAGGTGGAAGCATGAACGCCGCAGACGTGAATACGCTCGTAGCCAAAGCCCTAGAGCACGGGTACGGTCTGTGGGTGGATACAGACTACGGGGACGTAGACCTGTTCGGAGCAGAGCTTAGAGAAGCGTGGGACAACACCCTTCCTGGCGAGGGTTTCGAAGTGCTAGGCGTAATTACCGACGACGTAAGAAAGGAACTCTGATGCCCAGTACACATAACTTCCAGAATATGTACGAGGTTTACGAGATGATGGACGCATCTATAATGGTGGGGAAAAACCTGGCACTGGAGTTGCCCCTTAAGAAATACGGAACATGGCAGCTAACACTCAAGAAAGTGGAACCGAAAGAATGAACGTATTTCTCGAAGCATGCGAAGGGTACGCTTGCCCTCCCGGCAACAAAGTCCCCGCCTCTGAGGTCATTGTCAAGACCTTTACGGATACCCTCGCTACAACGGGCGGTACCGACATGACAGGCTGGGTTGTTGCAGGACTTCTCGCCGTAGCTACGGGACTGCTTTTCCTGTACAACCACATCACGCGAAAGGAGCGGCGGGACAATGACTGAATACACCCCGAGTACCGAAGATATCGAGGACGGCTATAAGTGGCTTGGTTGGGACGAAGAGTTTAAACCCCATGAGGTATCATCGGAAGAGTTCAAGCGCTGGCTCCAGAAGGTGAAGGCGGAAGCGTGGAACGAGGGCCAGCAGTCGGGAGCTAAGTGGGGCGTTCAAGACTGGAGAGACGAAGACCTGCCCTTTGACAACCCTTACGAAGCTAATGACTAGCCAAAGAAGTGACCTCGGAGCGCCGTTTGACGATCCTCACCCCAACTCAGATGATTACTGGGCTGATATGGTGAGGATCACTGTCTTTACCGTGGTTGTCGTTGTCCTGTGGGGCATTGCTTACGGGTTGACAGCACTTCTCAATTGGATTTTTTAAACCAATCTCCTTCTTGATCTTGCGGTCGAGAGGGATTTTTGGTATCCTGGGTACAACGAACCAACGAAGGGACTTACCGTGAGCATTACTAAGCTTGAAGATGCATTGAGTATCGAAGTCGGAGTATCCGATTGGGAGGGCCTGGGCGAGCTTCTGGCGCTTCAGAATTCGAACGATCAGGCATTTATGCTCGTTGGGTTCTGGAGTAACGTGAGGGACGATCAGGTGCCCTGGATTGCCAACTCCGGAGTATTCGGTAAGGCCAACGAATCCACCCGGGCAGAGGTGGCTGACTTCTACCGGGCTCTCGCAGACGCTATTGAGAAAGGTGGGCCGACACGATGACCATCGATCTTGAAGAAATAGCCATAGCGCTCGATATGTTCCCGGATTGGGATGAAACCATGCGCGCGGAGGTATATCACGCTATCGATGTGGCCCCTGTAAAGCCGCTTAAGAATTACGCTAAGGCGGAGAACTACTTTAAGGGTGAGGGATATGCGGCGTGGAACAGGATTCGAACATATGTTCTAGTATACAACTCAGGAGAACGCTGGGCCGTGACGTTGGATGAGGCGGCAGGGTACGAGTCCGCACCTACCAAGTCTGAAATTCTGGCGGCTCTGGAGCGCGGGGCGAGGATGATCCGGTGAACGCCAAGGCCGCATCCGCAATTAGGTTTGCCCTCGCACTCGCTGTCAAGGAACAGTTCGTTTTTGAAACTACGGAACGCTTTCCGATTACGGCTCACGCGGCTTCTATGCTGGATAGTGACAGGTGGATCACTCAGTCTGTTCCTCGAAGGTACCAAAATGTTGCTCGCCGTGCCCTGTGGAGAACCCGTCACAAACTCATGGGCCAGTCTCGGAGAGGGGTATAGAATGAGGGAGCTTCGCTTTGGACTATGGTACGGTGAGGCAGACGACTGCGCAGCGTGTGTTTTCGGTACCCCGCATGATGGGGATTGCCTGGGAGTAAATGTTCGGGGTGAGAAAGTGTTTGACTCGGGGATGACTTCTTGGTATGCTTCGAGTATGGAAACCATCGAAAGGAATCTACGATGAACGTTTGTGACTGTGACCTGGACTTTAACTGCGGTCAGCATGAAGCGGAGGACGCCCTTAGCTGGGGCCGTATGCTGGGGCTGACGCCTCTGCCTTACGATGCCTCTGCCGCGTATGACGTGGGGGATTTCAAGGGCCGCTTCTATGAGGGGTGGGATGCCGCGTGACCGACAATGATTGGCGAAACGCCAGGATCGAGGAAGTCTTCGAGGACGAATGGTACCGGCTTGACGGAGTGACGGAACCCGAGCGGCACCGCAGAGCCTTGAAGGTAGCTCTGGCCGTGTTCGAGAAGGCGCTTGGTGAAGCCACTGTCATCCCGACCGACGACGAGCGGGAAGAACTGGCCCTGCTCATCGACCCGAACGCACTCGAACTGCACGCCTACCCGTTCCCTCTCGACGCGGCCGACCGCGTGCTCGCTGCTGGCTTCCGTCGCACCGAGGTGCAGGGCGAACCGTCCGACGCGCAGGTCGAAGCGATCCGCGAGTTGGAGTCAGAGATCCCCGACGCCTACGTGCAGGACGACATGGACGGGCCGGTCATCATCCTCAGCGAGCAGGCCGCGAAGACCGCTCTCGCCGCTCTGCGTGATGCTCTTTCCCTTCGGGAAGGGGGTGTGCGATGAGTTGGCTAGTTTGGCCCCGTGAGGGAACGAATGTGAACATTCACGTCAGTTTCGGAAAAATTGCGCTCTCATCAGCGGATTCTAACTGGTATATGCGCTGGGAAAACTGAAAACACCTAAGGTTCGGGGCTTGCGCTTCGAGCCTTTTGTGTGTATCCTGAAGGTAACGAAAGGAAGATCATGCGACTCTCACCCTCTTACTACCCTGAGTACATCGAGTTCTCGTGCGACCACTGCGATGCCGAAGGTATCATTCCCGTGGACAGCATTGAGGGAGATGACGTGCGCGTTCTGTGCCCCACGTGCGATGAGCCGAAGTACATTAAGGTGATTGAAGACTAATGGCTAAGCTAGAGCCTTACGACTATCAGGCATGGGACCTGACGAGGCTTCGGTCTGCGGGGTACCGAGGTCTTCTGAACATGGGTACCGGCTCTGGTAAGACCGCTGAGACGCTGTTTGCAGTCCGCGAGTCCAACCCCACCACTACCCTTATCATCGCCCCTGAGCAGACGCACGAGTCCGCATGGCTTCCCACCATCCAGAACATCCTGGACACTGAGGGTCGGGTCATCGGCAATGGGAACAAGGCAAAGAAGCAAGCCCTCTTTGACATGGAGATGGGCTACGGCGGAATCTACCTTTGCACCCCGGAACTCTTCACCCGTGCCGATGTATCCGCTTGGAGTGGTGATTTCCTTGCTATCGATGAGAGCCACAAACTTTCAACCCCGAAGTCTAAGGGCCAGCGTAAGCTGTCGGGTTACCATGTCTCGGACGGTGAGCCTCTTGTGCGCAGGTTCGATGGACGACTTATGCTATCGGGGACGCCGCTCAGGAATCGCTTCGAACTTGCCTGGAGCTACGGAAGAGCGCTGTGGAACGAGCTTTACCGAAAAGGCGAACCGGGATACGACAATTTCTATATGTGGCAGTCCATGTACATGAGTTATCAGAACGTATATACCAATCAGCGTGACGCTAACGGACAGCCCAAGGTGGTCAAGCAGTACCTCTCGGAGATCAACCCCGGCCAGTGGCTGTCTGAAGCGCCTTGCGTGATTACGCATCTGAAGCGCGAGAACTGTTGCCCATATCATCCATCCGGGTACCTTAGGCTGGAAGCCCCGACTGTCAAGCGTGAGGTTATCAGCCTGCACCCGATTCAGAAGAAGGCCATTAAGGAACTCGAAACTCACTATATGACGTGGCTGGGAGATAACCCCATGGTCTGTGACCTGCCGTTGACGAAGGCTACCCGTATCCGCCAGTTGAGCTTGGGCGTACCTACCGTTACTTACGACGACCAGGAAAACGCGGAGGTTACTTTCGCTGCGGACTGCATCTCACCTTTCTATGACCGGCTGGAAGAATTCCTTACCGATGAAGTAGCCGACGAAAATGTCGTGGTCTTTGTAGATTCCGCAAAATTCGCCCGAATTGTTACCGACCGGCTAAACTCACGGGGCATTTCAGCTTTCGAATTCAGCGGTCAGACGAGGGCTACACGCCACGCTCAGGCGCAGGAGTTCGGGACCAAGTACCGCGTGCTGGTAGGAGTTCTCGCGGCCATTGCGGAGGGGTATGACGGCCTCCAGAAGGTGTCTAACACGGAGGTTTGGCTGTCCCGGTCCACCGATGAGACAATCAATGAACAGGCGGAGGGTCGGCTTTTCCGGATCGGACAGCACAAGCAAGTGCTCAGGCTCGAACTGGTTGACGATCTCGGATTGGCCGAGGGCAGGTACAGCGAAGCAATGGAGAAGAGACTTATGCTGAACCGTAGTCTGAGGAGAGTAGCGTGACCGAGGAGGAGTGGCGGTCGGTTGTGGATTACGAAGGTCTTTATGAGGTCTCTAACCTCGCTCGCGTGCGTAGTCTGGACAGAGTAGACATTGCGGGTCGCAATATTAAGGGGCGAGTTATGAAGTTGAGGTTGAACCGCACAGGCTATTGGATCGTACCCCTCTTCAAAGACGGTAAGCGTAAGATGTGTACCGTACATCGCTTGGTTGCCAAGGCCTTCATTGGTCCAGCGCCAGAGGGAAAGACACTTGTGCTGCACGGTGACGGTGACTCTCAGAACAGCGTCGTCTCTAACCTTAGATGGGGCGACCAGTCAGAAAACCTACAAGATGCTGTAAGACACGGAACCCACGCAGAGACCCGTAAAACACACTGTCCTCAGAACCACGAGTACACCGAGGAGAATACGGCGTGGTACGTTAAAGGCGGTCGGCAGTGTAAGACGTGCCGAGCAATTAGGAATGCAAGAGCAAGTGAACTTAGGAAGTTGCGCCGGGTAGCTTGATCTGTTATCCTAGTGAAACGAAAGACTTACGAAGGGAGCAATAATGCAGCACGACGATGTTACCGATGGTGACCAACTCTATATCTACAGCAAGACCACCGGATACATGAAGGCGTGGGCCAATGAAAGTAAGAACTGCTTTACAGGTCTTGCCTACTTGAAAGTGAACCTCAATTCTAAGGCTCTCCCGGGTGTCTCCGAAATGACGATCAACACGAATACCTTTGATGTTTACCAGGCAGACAACTCAGAAGTTCTTAAGAAGATTGCTGAGAGCTTTATCCAGCCGGAGTGGACGCGATGATTACCATTGGCGATCTTGACGCCTTTAGCAACCGACAGGAGATTCTAGCCTACCGCTCGGCTATTCACGCGGTACTATCGGTGCATTACGTGGAGGCTCGGACTGATATCGACGCTTCGGGCAATGAATTTACCGAGTCGTGGTGCAACGAATGTGAAATGCCCGCATGGCCTTGTGCTACCCGCGAAATTCTTTATGAGGTATTGGAGATGTTTCCCCGATGATTGACTACAACTTCCCGACTAAGCGCGATAAGCTAGCTCAGGATGTGGCAAAGTACGCAGTTCTCTGGGCTGCTCGCGACAAGGACGACGACCGAGGCAAGAACGAATTCCAAGCCGATAAGCTGATCGAAGAAGGGTGGGTTACGCTGTGACTGACGAACTAAAGTACGATCCCGAACTGCCGTTTGTAGTGCGCGTCCGGTTCTCACAGGAATTGCTGGGACGGTTCAGTGACCTTCAGGACGCAGAGCAGATTGCGGGCAGTATCTACGGGGGGTATGATACCGAAGTGATCGACACCACGCCCAAGCCGAAGATTCCCGACGATGCTGAGTTTGTCTACTACATGTCTTGGGCTAATTCCGCTCACTATGCAAAGCGAGTTGGACACCCTGACAACCACGTCTGGGAAACCAGTAACCCCACCAGCCAGGTTTCAGAAGAAGATTTATTGATTCGAATCGGAGACGCCGAGGTAACCGTACTGGTTCGTAAGGAGGAATCGTGATGATGAGACATGAGGCACTAATCAAGGAAGCGGAGCACGCAATTGCTTACCCGGACGTTCGTCCCATCTCTTATCGACTTGTGGAGCGTCTGGTAGATGCTTTAGACGATGATTTGATAGAGGTTGAGGGGCAGTTGACAAACCTGTCGGAGTTGCTTTCCATGAAAGACCCGAAGGACTACACGGTGGTTGAGACTAGTCTTTCTAAGTTCATTGACTATTACTTTAGCGAGGCCGCGAAATGACTAACCGACAGTGGAAAGCGCATCACGAGGTTTGGGCTGTTATTACCCCGAAGTACGGGATTAGTCTCTATCTTTCAAAGAGAGAGGCTGACAGGGTAGCTGAGCCATGGGACATTGTGACGGAAATGTCGGTGATGCAGGAGATGACCGATGAGTGGAAGCCGATGTTTGAGGAGAAGAAGTGATTAGAACGACGCAGATGCTTGAAGCAACTGTTCTTCGCTGGGGAAAGACGGAAACGGCAGGCCACTTTGGGGACGCACTCGATACCTGCGAAGACCTTCTTTACGCTACGTGCTGGGTTACGGACGATGACGAACTCGCGGTGATGATTGGCGAAAACATCACTCACATGCACCCGGGAGACGAGATCGTAGTGGTAGAGGATACGGCCTACGTTCGGGAGAACTCGTGAAATACGTACTAGTTCTAGCGCTGGGAATCCTGACGGGCCTTTCTTTTTCAAGAATCCCTCACTACCCACTGTTCCGTGACTTGCCCCCTACCGCTAAGGATTGGAAGCCGAAGATGACGGGTAACTGGTCTGAGGAAGAGCGTGCTACTATTGATCGATACTTTAACGGAGGGGTGGAAAGATGACTAAATCAGTAACCGACGTAGAAACGTATTGGTCGGAAGAACTCGGGGAAGGTGTGGACATCGTGCCCGTGGGGTGGGTGAACATGCCGACTGAGTACGCCCTGTACGTGAGCGGGACGCATGTGGTATCGTTCAAGGGGCTGGATGAGATCGAGGACTACCTGGATCGTTATTTCGTCGTGAAAGGTTTTTGATGGCTGACCTGCCGCAGATTCACGACTGGATGTCTAACCTGCTTACAATGGGACAGTGGACGTTTATCTACATACTAAGCGTCATTGTCATCTTTGTGGGGCTATCGATCCTTTTACGGCCAATTCAGGAAGATGGAATCGGCGCAGCTTCTTTCGGAGTCGCAATTATCGCGTTTCCGCTATTCGCAGTTGTGATGCTGGCCCTGGGAAACTTCATCAGTTTTATGATTTGGCTGTGGTTTGGAGCATCGAATGGCTGACGATTCGATCCGGGGCTATCGCATCATCGGAGACCGCCCCAAGGATAGGTCCCTCTCTTACGATTATCTGAAGCAGTCCCATACCGCGGCAAAGCTTCTCACGGTACTTCGAACAGAGGCGGTCAAGCAAGGCGCTAACTGTCTGGGGAACCCGGAGAAATGGACAGGGGAGGAGCTTCCTACCGACCGGCAAGCTCAACTCGACTGTGCAGGTTGTAGGGTCTTCGAGCAGTGTGATGCCTACCGGGAGGCGGCTCATCCGGCGTGGGGAAACTGGGCAGGAGTCGTCAAGGGACGAAAGCTGAAGGAGGCGATGGAAGATGACTGACGCGGTGTACTTGGTGTTCGACGCCGAGACCGGAGGAATTGACGTTCACGAAGACCGCATTGTCCAGTGGTTTATGGCTACCGCGGATAAGGACGGAAATCTGCTGGACGAATGGCAGTGGTTCATCGACCCGGGAGTCCCCATTGCCGAGGAAGCTATCGCGGTCCACGGGCTGACGAATGAGTGGCTTGCGGCGAACGGTCAGGACCCTGCGGAGGCGCTGAGAGAAATCCGGCTGATCTTCCTGGAGAACATCGACCTGATTCATGTCGCCTTCAATATGAACTTCGACCTGAGTATTCTGGATGCCGAATTTAAACGGCACGGTGTAACCGAAGATTTCGGTCACTACATGCGCGACAAGGCACGTCTCGTAGACGCCATTGTCATTGACCGACACCATGATAAGTACCGTAAGGGTAAGCGGACGCTGGAGGCACAGGCTAAGCACTACGGAGTTCCGTTTGACCCTGAGGCCGCTCACAACGCACGCTATGATGTCGAGGCGACCGCTAAGGTAACTGTGAAAGTCCTGGAAAAATTTGGGGTTCCAACTACCGAAGAGCAAAGTTCGTGGTACGCTGATTGGGCGGCAGGGCTAGAGAAGTACCTGAAACGCTCGGATTCAGATGCTATCGTTGATCCGAACTGGCCGCTGAAGATTAAGGGGTATTAAGTGGGCTGGAGAACAGATGGGGAAATCGAAAAGCTCCGGCAGGAAGTAGCTGACCTCAGGGAAGACATCCAACTTAAGGACTCCACTGACCCGGCGGATAAGCTGTGGGCTAGACTGAAATACGAGTCATTCAACACAGGGGTCCCACTTGTTTATGACTTTGTGGCCGCGGTGATGGGAGCCGTATACTCGGGAGAAGTTGACCGCAAAGAGATGATTAAGTTTTTGGGACTGGATAAGAAGGAGAATAACTAATGACAGACACATACACCGCACCGCACGTTCACACGGCTATTGCCAACATCCTCAATACGCTGGGGGTGGCAAAGGGTGGAGTCCTTCCTTCGAACATGGGAGGCAAGCCCTACATCACCGCCGTGGATGTGGCTAAGGAGGTCAAGGCTCAGTTCGTGGAGAACAACCTGATCTTCCTGCCGCGAGAGACGATCTTCAAGCACGAGGAGATTGTGAACAAGGATCGCATCAATGTTCTTATCTCTATCACCGGGGAGTACACTTTCGTATCTACCGAGGATGGTTCTTCTGTCACGGTCTCGGGCACGGGTGACGGCCTGGCAGGAGGAACGGCGGTCGCATCGAACATCGCAAGCACCAATGCTCTGAAGAACGCCCTTCTGCGTACCTTCCTTATTACGGAGCAGTCTGTGGAGGATGCAGCCAAGAACGGCCCTGACGAGGCACCTAGCGCAACGACGCAGAAGATCGAGCGAGCACGTAACACTCCCGCAGCGGCTAAGCCCGCTCCAGGAAGCGCCAAGGATCGAATCCGCACGGAATACATCGAGAAGGGAAAGATCACCAAGGAAGAGGTGAACGCTCGCTATGACGCGCTGAAGGGTAAGGGCGTAGAGGGTGCGAAGGCGTTCGATCAGATTCTTAAGGATTTGGAGAGTGCCAAGTGAGCCTGTTTGAAATCACCCTCGTAGTGGAAGCGCCCGACCTGAGCACGGCGGTGGGTAACCTTCTCTACGATGAGCAGGGAGAACCCAATGAGTGGCTTCGGAAAATTCAGAGGGCGGAGAAGATTTAATGAGTAAGCAGATCACGATTGAAGTCAGCGACGATAAGTACGCACAGCATCAGTTGGTCATCGGGGCTATCCTCGGGGATGCGACTTTCCTGGATGCTAAGGTGCGGGTTGAAGACCTGTGACCCGTGATCGTTGGGAGCCTAGACTCAGAGTTGCAGCAAGCCGGTACGGGGGCAGCGGCTACCGTATCCCCACGCGACTCGGGGAGGATGGAAAGCCTCTTCTGGTCCCGGGTGTAACCACCGTTCTCTCGGCACTGGATAAGGGGGGAATCGTACAGTGGGCGGTCAATAATACTGCCGCTTACGCAATCGCCAATATCGATGCGCTTCTCAACCGGACGGAAGATCAGGGCTACGGTTTTTTGCGTTGGTATCACAACCGCATGAAGCCGAAGGACTTTGACGACCCGGTAGTGGACATCACCGACTACTCCAACGGCGTTCTTAACGATCTGGCAGAGCTTGGGACGATGACTCACGACTGGGTTGCCGACTTCCTGAACGACTACTTCAACGAAGACCTGATCCGCAACGAACAGGTGGAGATGGTGAACCGCTTCCTGGAGTGGTACGCTGAGCATGAAGTGGAAGTGATCGCCACAGAGGTTACGGTGGTGGGGGCGAACTGGGCCGGAACGCTGGACTATATTCTCCGGATCGATGGGGTAACATACCTGGTAGACTTGAAGACCAGTCGTGCGATCCGCTCCAGCCACTACGGCCAGCTTTCGGCTCTGGGGTCGGCTGAGGCGATGATGCGGGAAGTGACCGCTGATTTTCCTGGGGCGGTAGAATATGAAACAAAAAAATGGGGCAAAACGTACTGGGTGGAGGAGCCGTTGCCAGACTTCAGCGACTATGCTATCCTTCATATGAGGCCGCAGGATACGGACTCGAAGGGGAAGTGGATGGATTCGTTCTGCGAGTTGAAGATCATTCCCCACGAAAAGATTCAGGCGGCACACGGCTTGTTTACGGGAGCACTACAGGCACGACACGCGGAGCGGAAGTTGCGTGAGTTTGAAACCACAGAAAAGAAGGAGAACAACTAAGATGGCATTTGCAATTGTAAACGGAACGGTCCAGCGCACTTTCTTCGATGGGAAGGGCGCATCCGTTAAGGAGACCTTCACCAAGCGAGACGGTACGGAGGGGGCGAGTTACTACACCGCGTTCTTCGACGCACCCCACGGCCTCTCGGACGGGGACACGGGTAAGTTCTCGGGGCTTCTTTCCGCGAAGGTGAGTAGCTACGAGAAGGAGGGTGAGACTCGTCACTCGGCGGATATCGTCCTGAACAGTGCACGCTTTGAGCAGATTGAGGACCAGTCTGACGAGGATAACAGTCCTTTCTGATAGACTAGAGACTCACCCTTGATCTCTGATCAGAGACGAGTGGTGACCAGGGGTGCGACTGGATAACGCACAACGGGCCTGACGGGTATTTGCCCGGTGGGATGCACAAGTCTTCTGGAATCCAGCGGACGTGTAATTCTTCCGGAAACTGGAGTTCGACTCTCCACAGGTCCACAAGGAGAAGCTGGCCCTAGCCACAGGCTTACAGTCAGAGTTGCAACCTTCTCCGAAGTCCTCAGTCTGGCCTAGCGAGCCTGATAAGAGTAGCGTCAAGCATACGGGATTCGGACGTAATTTGACCGCTGAGGCAAGATTTGGCTTCCATGCCTGACTGACGTGAATTCCATCGAAACGGGAGAACCGATAGACTTGTAAGCAGGGACAACGAAGGGAGAACAGTGACGACCGCTGACAACATCAAGAGGGCGAAGGCACTGGCTTCCCTGGGGGTGTGGACGTTCCCTGTGTACGTGACCCGGGACCCCGAGAACCCGTACAAGACGACCAAGAAGCCAGGAACCCCGAACGGTTTCTACGACGCAACGAACGACCCCTTCCTTCTCGAAGATTTGTTCGAACGGCACGCTAAGGCTGAGGTCGGCGTGTGGATGGAGCCGAGTGGGCTGGTTGCGGCGGACATCGATGTGAAGCGTGATCCTTCCGGCGAGATTCTGGTGGACGGCTTCGAGGAGTTCGATAAGGCTTGGCTGGATTTGCCGACAACGCACTCTTTCGATTCCATCAGCGGTGCAGGCGGCAAGCAGTATATCTATGCGGCTCCCGAAGGCGTGAAGCTCGGTCCAGACTCCAACTACCGAGCCATTAAGGGCGTAGACCGGCGTGGAGGTGGATCGTACTCCGTGTGGAATGGCCCTGTCCCTACCTCCCGGGACGCCTTTGCACCCGCTCCTGAGTGGTTGCTGGATGAGAAGACCGTGCGTTCCGCTGAGCACTTCGAAGGTGACGTTCGTGACTGGTATCAGTCACTTGAACAGGGTGAGCCGAGTGTCATTGTGCGGGCGGCGATGGACCGTGCCCGTGAAGCATTTGAGCGGGGGGGCAACGACTACTCCCACTCTGATCTCGTAGAGCGTCAGTTTGAAGCTGTGCGTCTGGGTTCTGAGGGTCACCCTGGCGTGCCCCAGCTTTTGGCCCTGATCGAAGAACTCTTTCACGCTCGCGAGGGGGATCACTCCCGCACCGAGGAAGAATGGGACTACGAGTTCCAGGAGGCACTGTCCTCGGGTATTCAGAAGCACGGTGGGGCCACGGAGCTTCGCAAGTCCCTCCCGGCGTATTCTCTGAGCATCGGCCCGGCGGGTGTTCCTGACCGCGTCCTCACGGGTGCGGCTGGAAACAAGGATACCTTCCGCGAACTGCTGGCAGAACTTATCAAGTCAACCGACGATGATCTGCTGGTGACAAGTGTCCTGTGGAACTCTCCGCGCACGAAGGATATCGCCCGGGAATGGGGGTTGGAGTTCGTTTTTGCCCGAGTTCAGAGCGCCAGGGAGAAACCGGAACCTGTTCGGGAGAATCCGACGCTTCCTGAGCGAGCACCTGAGACGAATTCCACAAAAGAGATCGTTCTGCCCGCGGCGGAGAACGGCAGTTTCCTGAATGTAGAAGAGCGGAAGATCGTAGCCGGGACGCGCACGTTCATTGACAAGTATCTGGTGGCGTCGGCCTCTAAGGGCTTTACGAATACGGCCTACGCGGTGCCCGCTGCATGGACGGCGCTGAGCATGGCATTCGGGCTGAAGGCGGTGATCCCGAAGGGTGTGAATCTCGGCGTCAACCTCTGGTTCATGCCGATGGGGTACTCAGGTACGGGTAAGTCCGCGGAGACGGCATTTCTGAAGCACGTTCTGGATCATCTCTTGAAGGACGGAGACGGCTACTACAACCTGGGTGCAATGTCGTCGCCTGAAGGAATTCTTCTGGAACTTCTCACCCGGGACGGCAAGCCCAGCATGATCTTCCAGGATGAGGCAGCGAGCTTCTTCCAGGCCCTTCGCGATAAGGATTGGGTCAAGGCGCTGGAGTACGACCTGTCTAACTACTACATGGGGGATGTACCCCCGTCAAACAAGATCAGCCTGAAGGATTTGCGCGGTAAGAGTGCGGAGACAAGCTTCAACATCTTTATGATCGCAACCCCTGACCGCCTTCTGAAGCTTATCAACACCGACATGTTTGCCACGGGTTTCATGGCCCGGTACAACTGGATGTGGGCAGAGCCTCCTGTCGAGACGGATGACAAGTATCGCGCAACTCGTAGCGAGAACGACAACGAGAAGAACTCTCCTCCTGTCACCTTCGACCTCGCAGGAGACCTCGCAAGCGCTAGGGCTACCTTCAGCACCCGAGTTGCCGTGTGGGGGACTGAGGAGGCGGTGAAGCGGCTTACAGAGGCTCACGCGGCGTTTGATCGAGCGGCGAAGAATCATGAGAAGTACGATGCTCTGGAGCCTGCAATCACCCGTCTGGGTCGTGAGACGATCTGGAAGTGTGCGGCGTTGCTGGCCCTCTATCGGGGAGAGACAGTCTTCACGCTCAACGATGCGCTCGTGGCGATTCACTACGCCACCGGGTGGTACGAGAACCTGGCTCGGGTCGTGGAAGCGACAAGTGAGTCGGAGTTCGCGGCAGACGTAAGCGAGATCGAAGCGTACATCAAGGGCCAGGGCGGCACTGTCACCTCAGCCAAGCTCCTGCACCGCTTCCGGAACATGATCCGCAACTCCCCGCGTGAGCTTGACGACAGGATCAACTTCCTGGTACAGTCAGGTAGAGTCCTCAACAACCGTGGGGACAACAAGGTTTCATACCAACTGAACGGGAGTTAGGTAGTATGCATCAGGTAATGACGGGCCAGCAGGAGTGGAACCCTAACGAGTGGCGTACTGTTGTGGTCAAGGATGACGTGATCGCGATTAAAGACTCGACGCACATTAAGGGTCAGAACAAGCATTCGGGTAAGAGCTTTTCTCGGTTTCAGCCTCGCAAGGCCACGTTCTATTCCTGGAAGTCTGACCGTCTTCGCGTATATACGAACCAGCCCAAGATCGGGTTCCGGGATGAGACCTCACACGCCCTGGGAACACTGACGAATAAGTATCTGATGAACGACGGGATGAGCACGTACAAGCTAGATGACCCGTTTGAAATGCGGTTTGGACAGACCAAGGCGGAAGTCCTGAAGAACAACTACCCGCTCGTGGAGTTCCTGGCACCTCTCGACGGCCTCACGCCTAAGCTGAACCGCCCGGACATGCAGACCTTTACGCGAGACCTGTTTGGGACTAAGTACCGTAAGGACTTGGCGCGAACGATTGCTGAATTGGCCACGTGGACCAATCCGCAGGTCGTTTCCCGCATGACGGCCCTGGCGCTGGGTCTCTCCCGGACGGTCCCTATCGACTGGCTGGTGGAGTACCTGAAAGCTGAAGGTGCGCGATCAGATGTGCGGAACACGGCGATGATGTGGGCACTCACTCCAAAGCAGATCAAGGAGCTTTTCCAGAGTGCGGATCAGATGCAGATTCGTCGGGCACTGCGTAACTCTACGGGTCAGGTGACACATCTCTTTGACGCTCACCGTAGCCTGAAGGCAATTCAGTCCCGGAAGGCGGATTACTCTCTTTCTGATATTCACTTTAAGGATTTCCAGGAACTTCACGACGTTCTTGCTCGTGACTTCCGTAAGGTGGATGTGATGGAGCAGGACATCGAGTACAAGGAGAAAGCCGCGAAGCTGGCGGGTGACTACGGCGATTTCATCATTGAAGCCCCCGCGACGACACACTCTCTTGTGGACTGGGGAACGACGATGAACAACTGCATCGGCTCCTACGGTAGTGCCGCTATTCGTGGAACGTCTCTGCTCTATGCCGTCCGTGACCGGGAGGGGAAGATGCTGGGGAACATGGAGCTTCGGCCCAAGGATGGTTCAGTGGTGCAGTTGGTTGGTCGGAATAACGGTAGGTTCCCTGGAGAGTTGGAGGGAATTCACGACGCCATCCGGAAGGTTTGGAAGTCCGCTAATGTTTCAGGTGGATATCAGCCGAATGCAAACTGGGACGAGGAGGATGATATCTGGTGAACATCGCACGAAGCGGGAGCGACGGATTCTGGTGGCACGTTGCGGACAATCCCGCGGGACTCGGAGTTTACATTCGAATCGGCGGGGATAACAACGGAGTGGTGATTCCTCGGGACGAAGCTGAGGCGCTGCTGGAAGGATTGAAGGAGGTCTTATATGGATAGGAAGAAGGTTACTCCGCTCGGGGACAACTGGACGTTGATCGATGACGGTGTCCTGATCATGATTGACGCGCACAATTACCGAGTTAATCCTCCGAAGTGGCGGGTCGGGTTCTCTGTTTCGGAATCGCATGGGGAGGATACATTTCCCTTTGAGATTACTCGGGCGGTTGAAAGACTGGTAGACGACATTCTCCAGGACCCCCATGTGAAGCGGGAAGTTGATCGCCGTATCTCTGAGGCACGGCACGAGGGTTACTTCGGTGGTCTTGATGAAGTCTATTCGGGAAAGAGGTTCGAACTGTGACTAAGTATGTACTGGAGAACGAAGACTTTGCAGACGGCATCTACAACATCCTGAAGGCGGTGGATTGGCGTCTGGGAGGAGGCTACGATGTGTCCACAGGGATCGACTACAAGAACGACGTTTTTGAGACTCACTCCTATTGGGCGCACTGCGATACTTGTACCTGTGGTTTCGAGGACTGGTCTTGGCAGATCGACGCACAGGTAATGGAACGCATGAAGCAGTACCCTGGGGGCGAATCAGAATCCCCTGATTCCGAGTGGTGGCGGCTGTACGACATGGAGTACGGGAATGTCACTCAGGGAGAAGAAAGAAGCCACGCGGACGACTGTGAGCTAAACCTCCCGGGTTTCTATCATCACTCTTCGGGCCTAAAGGTTGAGTGGTACAAGCGCGTGGGGCGGTCCACGAAGTCCAATCAGTCGATGAAGCCTCTTGATTGGTACCAAATTGTTATTGAGTGCCTGGAGGCTATTCGCGAAGACGATATCTGGGAGCATTATCACAAGAGTATGGCTGGAGACGAGTGATGGCAGCTAACCTGACCAAGAACTCTGAGCGCTATCACCAAGCGGAGGAGATGGTTGCCCGTGGCGCTACGATCCGGGAGATTCAGCAAACCCTGAAGATGGACTACGAAACTATCAAGAGACATTTCCCAAACGCGGGTAAGACTGTCGGATCAAACGGCGGACTGACCCTAGATAAACTGGACCCAGATAAGTTCAAGCGGATGGGGCAGATGGTGGCGGAAGGCTGTAGTCTGACGGAGATTAAGCGAACACTTTCGGTTGACCACCGAACGATCAAGCGGCATTTTCCAAAGGCGGGGTGGCCGGTGGGCGGTTCGGGGAGAGCGGCTGTACTCCGGGAAGCTAACCGCAAGTTGGGAGACCTTGACAAGAACGGTAGGGTCAAGAAAAACCGCGATTCAGGATTCAACGTGAAGGGTGGGAGATGATGGATAGCTGGGACTACGATGAGCTTTCAAGAATGATCGACCTGAAGATTGCAGCTAGCCTAGAGCGGATCGGGGATAAGCTCGAATTTGATTCGTGGGTTATCGTCAAGGAGGAAATCGAATGGCTGAGGATGCCGTGAACGATTTCATCGGGTGCGATCACTGTGGCCCTTCGATCCGGGCGTACTTCTACTTCGAGATGCCGCAGGGAGAACTTGCCTACTGCGGGAGTTGCGGAACGCGGTACGAAGCGGGTATCATCAAGCAGGGCGGTTGGATTGTAGACGACCAACGACATCTTATTACGGCTTAGGAGGGTCCAATGGGCAAGCAGTACGTGTTCTTCGATTCGGAGACCCGATCAGCCCGTACCGAGTACGGGATGGCACCTCACGAATTCGTGCGTCTGTTTCAGTACGCGATCAATGACGGCCCCGTAGAGCTTATTGAGATTCACAGTGAGTCCGACCTGGAGCGCGTTCGCAACATCCTCCGTGCGGCAGACTACAACGTCTCACACAACGGCATCTCTAGCGACCTTAGCTGGATTTTCGGGATTGACTCTGTAGAGCCGCTGTATATGGCAATGGATCGAAAGGTGATTGATACCTTCTATCTCGCCAACCTTCTGAAGCCTGCTCCCTACTCTTTTACCCGCGAGAACGGCTCTGTCTCCACCGCGTCCAGTAAGCCCGTTGAGCACGCGATGGGATGGCTGTCCCTGGCGAACCTGTGTTTCCAGTTCGGCTTGGAGGGGAAGCTGGGTAACCTGAAAGAGCTTGCGAAGCCGTACCAACTGGCGGGTACCAAGGTCGCAGACTACGAATACGGGCTGATCCCGCTCGATGACCCTGAATTCCGAGCCTACGCTGAGCAGGACGTTATTGCGGTTCGAAACCTCTACAAGTACCTCCTCAATGAGATTCGTGTTCAGGACTACCCGGGAGAATACATCTGGCGCGAGATGGAGCTTATCTCCGCAACCGTGGGTCAAATGTCCCGCAACGGAATTCTCGTCAATCAGGAATACGCGAATAAGCGTGTGGCGGAAATGGAATCTCGCCGTGAAGAGGTTATGAAGTGGCTGGTGGAGAAGTACGATTTCCCCGTGGAGGGAAAGTCTCCGTGGGCCTCGGCTAAGGGCAAAGACGCCATCGTGTCCGCTCTCGCAGACTACGGCATCACCCCCGAGACGGTGGATTGGCCGCGCACTCCTACGGGGGCTTTGAAGTTGGGTGGCGAAGAGCTTATGATGCTGGTTGAAGGCGTCAGTGATGAGGCTGAAGAGTTCGTTCAGGCGATTGCGGAACTTAAGGGTATGCGGGGAATTCCCCAGCTGGTCCTGGATACGATGAAGGCGGATGGGCGGGTTCACCCGAAGGTGTCCTCCCTTCAGCGTTCCGGGAGGTGGAGTTTCACGGAGCCGGGGGTCACAATCTTCGGAGAGCGTAATGAGAAGCTCAAGGCTGATAAGGCCCTCTTTATCGCAGATGAGGGCAATGTTCTCGCGGGATTCGATTACTCTTCCGCGGACGCTCGGGCTATGGCAGCGCTCTCTGGAGACGATGAATTCGCTAAGCGGTTCGAGGAAGACGAAGAGGGTAACGCACTCTACGATGGTCACAACCTGACGGGGGAGGCGATCTTCGGAGCAGACGAATATTACGGAGACGGACCACGGGATAAGAGCGCTAAGCCCCCTCTCCGCCCGGTCTCCAAAGCCGCAGGACACGCTCAGAATTACAACATCGGAGCCTACAAGCTCGCTAACACTCTGAACCGTGAGTCCAAGAAGGAGAAGCTGGGGCTTCACTTCTGGGCACCGGCTAACACGAAGTACGGACAGAAGCCTATTGAGGAACAGCCGAACTCGATGCACACTCGGGATTTCATCGACAACTTCAATGAGACCTACGTGTGGTTGAAGAGGTTCAAAGATAAGGCTGTCAAGGAAGCCGAAGATAACGGCTTTGTCACGAACTCGTGGGGGCGGCGTATGGCGGTGGACTCAGGTCGCGCTTACACCATGGGTCCAGCCCTTCACGGTCAGTCGGTTACCCGAGAGATGATGGGCGATGCTATTTTGCGTCTCATCCGGCGGGGAGAATACTACATTCGAGCGATGCGGGCGATTATCCATGATGAGTTGCTTATGGAGTTCGATGAGAGTACGATTGACCGTGATGTGAAAGTCATTCGTGAGTGCATGGAGCACACCTTTGACCCGGGGACGAACGTCAGCCTGGCGATCAAATTCCCCGTGGGTCACGGATACGGGAAGACCTGGAAGAATGCGAGTCACTGATGGCTGACAAACCGATCCCGATGTCCCTATCAGGATGGTGCGCATTTGGTTCTGCCCACAAGTTCTGTTATATTGAGAACGGTTCTTGTACTTGCCACGAAGGAGACAAATGATTGACTGGGATGACCTTGATAGCGCGACATGGTGGCAACTTCACGATAGGGCAACCAAGATCGGGGTTTATGTCCAAGACAGGACTAGGCGGATCAAGCTAGGGGTGTACGACGAAGACCGGGACGGGGACCTCCTGGCCGTGCTGGAAGAGATTGAAAGGATTCTGCGATGAACGAAGTCAAGGTTGAAGAGTCTCACGGGAGAAAGTATTACTCAGTGGAAACCCCAGGAGGTGAGCGTTGGTCCTGGGATGAAGAAGACCTGAGCGAAGCGTACATTGAAGATGCTCTTTGGGCGTGGTCTCGGCTTCTGGATTTTGTAAAGGGTCGAAATGACTGAGTACGTTCTTTCAATCGATCCGGGACTTTCAACAGGAATCGCCCTTCTGTCGTTCGAGGAGGATAGCCCTGCGGAACTTGTCGAAGGCTGGCAGTTTACGGGAGGAGTGGCGGGCCTTCTCAACTGGTTTGGGCAGTATACTGAGGACTCCCCGTTCTTCACTGGCTGGACCCTTCCCGAAATCGGTGAGGTGGGTTTCTACTATGACGAGGCCCCCACCGTGGTAGCGGAGAAGTTCACCGCCCGCAACACGAAGGGCTTCAGCTACACGACAGCCTCTCTAGAACCCCTCCGGGGAGAGGGTGCCATGATCGCACTGGGGCTGATGCCAGACTATTCTGTGGCGGAGAAGCGGTGGCGGGACCCCAGCCTTCAGTATTTTTCGGGTGGTACGGGTAAGGCTGAGCGCAAGAAGAAGCAACATTCCTTTCTGAAGGCCAACGGCTTCTATCGGACGGGAAAGGATTTCGGTACGGCGGATGCGGACGACGTGAGGTCCGCGATGGCCCACGGAATTGCCTATATTATGAGGGACTTGAAACACAAACCAACTTGGGATATGGTTAGGTCATGGACGGTATAGAGCGGTGGGGGACAGTCGTTGGGTACGAGGGCGAGTATGAAGTTTCCACTCGGGGACGGGTACGAAGCGTAGATAGAACGGTCTTTCAGAAAGGCGGGACCTGGCGCTATCGAAGCTACATTCTCAGGCAGGACGTAAGTAAGAGGGTCTATCACCGCGTCGTTTTGAGTAGGGGAAATCAACGCAGGACGGTCAACGTCCACCGGCTGATGGGTGAGACGTTTCTACTTAACCCCGAGAATCTTCCGATGGTCCGGCACTTAGACGACAATAAGGGAAATAACGTCATCGAGAACCTGGCCTGGGGTACTAATTCGGATAACCAGAAAGATTCTATCCGCAATGGAACTCACTACGGTTCTTCTAAGACGCACTGCCCGGAAAATCATCCTTACGACGAAGAGAATACGTACTCTTTTACCCGCAATGGCCGCCCAGGGCGGAAATGCCGTAAGTGTCACGCACTTAGGGAACGAGCAAGAAGAAGGGATCGACGTGGCTAAGCTGACTATCGAGATCGAAGAGAATGAGTTCGCGCTCTACGACTACCGCCTGATTATGGACGGGTCGGAGATTGACTCTGGCGAGAACTACACGAATGAAGAGTATGCTTTGGACGATGCGTACTACCGCCTGAATATTTGGATGGCGCATCGTGACTAGGCTAACGAGGCAGGGACACGCTGATTGGGGTGATCTGATAGGTAAGACCTTTGAGTTCCTTTTCTACCCTGGCTGGGATGAACCTGAATGGCTCCTCATTACTTTGGAGGAGGTTTACCTGACCGAAAATGAGTTCGATACACCCGTTTACTATCTTATGGATCGGGAAGGTAGCGGGTATATGCAGTACGAATCGACTATCGTAGAGGTGAGGATTGTATGACTGACGAAGAAGAGATCGACCGACTGCTGGAACGACTGGAGGCTCACTATGCCGAACGATAAGCCGTACATCGAACGCCGTTACGTGGAACTCGAAGAAGAGATTGAGTATGGTTCGACCGGCATCGAGACCTACCGGCGGTGGTACGCCCGAGTGGATGGCCCCGTGAGACCCACCAAGGAACGAGTCCAGATGTCTCGATCTTCTCAGTCCGCAGGGGAAGCTCTTCTGTTGCTTACTGAGGCTATGGCAGAACAGGGATGGGAACTCCGTGGCTAAGTTTGATGCGGAGGGTGCCTATCGCATTCTTGCGGATAAGCAGAGGAGACTCTATGACCAGTCTGCGGCTCTTCTTCGCGAGAGAATCGAACTGGAGATGCGCGGAGAACTGAACTACTATGCTCGGCTGTGGCGTGGGCAGGAAATTACCGCTCTTGAAGATCAGGCAGACAAAATGTGGGATGTTCTGGACTACCTGAGCAATAGAATCAAGGAGGAAAAAGATGCCTCGTTACGTGAGGGCTGATATTCAGCAGGTAAACCGCTCAGAGTGGAGAGGGTACGTGGGAGAATTCAACCTGTTTTTCCAGGGTACGACAAAAGCCCAAGCGGAAACCGCGTGCCGGGAAGGCATTGAGGAGACCGAAGGGCTGTCGGATTTTGAGATTATTTGGTCGCGGTGTTAGGCGGCGATAGCGTCGAGGCGGTCGGGGTCGAATCCGGACCAATGACTTCCCTCGGGGGTAATGACAACAGGAGCACGGAGGTAGCCAAGCGACTTGATCTTCTCCAGCGCTGCACTATCCTCACTCACATCGACCACGCGATATTCGACTCCCTTGGCATCGAGACGGCGGTAAGTAGCGACACACTGAACGCAGGAGGGCTGGGAGTAAACAGTGACCATTGAGGCTCCTTTTGAGTTTGAGACGTTCTTCTATTCTATCAGTGGTAGGCTTTAAGGGGAGGTTGAAGGTGAGCGATCCAGGTCTTTGGACAGAGGATGATTGGCTTAGTTACTATCACATAATGCTGAGACTGGCATGGGAGACGAAAACGGCGAGTGAAGTAAAGCGCCTACGTAAGCGGGATTCATTTCTCGTGGAAGCGATTGAAGGGATTATGAGTTATGACCGACGATGAGGGCGAGTGGGAGGTTATCTATACCCCATGGTGGACGAGATTTGGCAAGGTCGGGAATGATGGCCTGACCCGACTTGAAAGACGGTATATCGCAAGGGACTTTATGCGCAAGCACGGACATAAGAGTAGGGAAACGAGATGACCGACGCTAAGATTCTGTTTTGGGACACGGAGTTCACCCCGAACCGCGGCTATTTCTGGGGCTTGTGGGATCAGAATATCCCGTATAGCTTTGTTGACGAGACTCAGAGAATGCTTTGCTTTGGAACCAAGTGGTACAAGAAGCCGACCAAGGTTGTCGATGAACGTGTGGGCCGGGTTGAAATGCTCACTGAGCTTCGGGATCAGCTTCTAGAGGCTGACCTTGTGGTTTCCTGGAATGGGGCCAAGTACGATACCCGCATGGCAAACCGCGAGTTCATTAAGGCAGGACTGACGCCCCCGGCACCGTATAAGGAGGTGGACCTTATGCGTATCGTCAAGCAGAGGTTCGCATTCGCTTCTAACAAGCTGGACTCCGTGGCACAGGAACTCGGTGTGGGACGTAAGGTCGATACGGGGGGCTTCGATCTCTGGCGGGGTGTTATGGCAGGCGACGAGAAGTCCTGGAACAAGATGCGGAGGTATCAGAAGGGAGACGTTGATCTCCTGGAGAACCTGTTCGAAGTCCTGAAGCCCTGGATTAAGATGCCGCATCCCGTGTCCGATCAGGCGGGGCTTGTGTGCCGTAACTGTAATGGCACTCATCTCCAGCGTAGAGGCACTTCTAAGACGCTACAGGGGGAGTACCCGCGGTACCAGTGTCAGACCTGTGGAACATGGCTTAGAGGCCCGGAGAGAACCCCTGTGGGGGAGACGAGGGCAATTTGAGGGACACTCGAAACCTAGACGCGTGCTTTGTAGATGAGTGTCCTGACCCATTAGCCTACCCCTCAACCAAACTGTGCGTATTTCACCACAGGAGGCATCAAAAAGGAGTACCGTTATCGGCTCCCGAGAGAAACCCGACTACGCAATGCCGCGAACCTGGTTGCGGCAATATTCGAGTAAGGAGAAGTGCATTCTGTATTGAGCACTCACAATGCCATATTCCAGACTGCGCCCTACGAAGAGACTCGAACGGAATGTGCCTATTCCACCTTTGGGACTCCCAAAAAGTCTCCCAGGGGCGGGGTAAACACAGTAAACGCCGTAAGGGTTCCACCGATCCGGATGACCCGTCCACGTGGTATCGGGATCGAGACCCGCGGGGGTACATCAGGCTAACCGGGTGGTACGAGGGTCAAAAGCGGATCATCGGGGAACATCGTTACGTAATGGAGGTTCACTTGGGTAGAAAACTACTCCCTGGCGAGAACGTTCATCACATTAACGGCGTGCGAGATGACAACAGGATTGAAAACCTGGAGCTGTGGAGCACTTCACAGCCCGCTGGACAACGAGTTAGGGATAAGGTCGCATGGGCTAAACAGATTCTAGCTCTTTACGAGAACTAAAACGACATCGCCCCCTGGTATGTCCGGTGTAAGAGGCCGGAACCAGGGGGCTTTGCCGAGATATAGAACCCTCCAATCACTTACATGGGATTGATCTTGAGTTCCTTTCTCTCAATGACCTGCACACGGTCTATTCCATCCTTATTTTAGGGTGTAGCGAGTACCCTGTTCTCCTGTCGGAGCCTATGTACGGATCACGCCGGTTCGGTAGCGTCCGTAAGTGCAACGGAAATCTCAGAGGCCCGAACGAATCCATCCCACTCGTTCTGGACAACCAAGGTGGCCGCGCCGTAAATCTTTCCCAGAGCGTTAGCCGTTTCCAGCTTGAAGATCGGCACCATGCGAGCCAGATCGCCGGAAATCAGCGCCCACTGTCGGGTGTTGTTCGGGTTCTTCTTCCAGATCAGAAACGGTTTCATCTCTTCTTCCTCTTCTTCATCAAGGGGGGGTTTGGGGGTAGGATTCGGGGTTACGCCTCCACCGCCTGAGGGCTGGGACGTATCCGCATAGCTCATAAAGTCAATGGTGTACGGTTTCCCGTTGGGGCGATATCCGAAACGGGTTTCATGTGTGGGCCACAGGGTGACGTGGGTGTGCGCTCCGCCCGTATCCGGATTATCCGACCAGTCGTTATCCCCGTACCCGGAAGCTCCGGAATAGGCAATCAACTGCCCCTTCCGCACGAAGCCCCCGTTACGGAGAACGCTTTCAGAGAGTACGATACGGGAGAAGTGCGTGGCCCTGAAGCGCTGACCGTTGGTGAGATCAAGCCCGACCCACCGACCCGTTGCAGGGATAATACTGTTTCCCCATCCGTAGACTCGACCATCCCAGGGTGCGTACACAGGGGTTCCGATGG